ATGAATCCAGACAAGGCATATAGAGAATTATATCAATATGAGAAGGATCTTCAAGAGAAAGGTCTTTACCCTATCAAACTACCCTTGAAAACATGGCAGGCTATCAAAATCCCACTTGAAGGGGCAGTAAAATATGCGCCTTCTGGGTCTATAGCCCAAGTGCGTGTACATAATTATCAAGAACCTTTTAAACATCCTGCGCTTAGGACAGAAGTTTTAGGGATTACTCCTGATGGTTGTGAAAAAGTACTGTGCCGCTATGAGGAAGAAAAGGTAAGTGACGAGTTCTCTAATGAGGTATTTGATGTGCCTCAAGTATTCACCTATATTGGGGAGAATTTTGAGGAGTATGCGGAACCTTGGACAGTAGTTTATCTGCCAAAGATTGTTGATACTAGTGTATACATGCATCATGAAACTTTTAGATATGAAGGGCTGCATCTTATGCTTCCTGTTTTCTAGATGGGATAGTCTCTCATACCCTTATTCCAATATTTCTCCCACCCACCCAATGAAAGGCTCTGACTAATGAATAAACCTATCCTCGATCCTAATGATCCAGTTTGGGCTGGGTTGTCTGATATATCTCGTGACGAGTTGTTTATTCGTGGTTTGAGACGTGCTTTAGATACTTCTGTGGGTGATGATCTTGCGGTGCGTCTTATGTCTATACGTGCTGCTATCCCGTTTGGTGATGATCCTGATAAGTTGCAGAGGATTTATGATGCTTATGTTGGTTCGCCTGAGTTAAACGAAAAGCATGATGATGATTCTGGGTTTGATATGGTTACGATTCTTGAGAACCAAATCCAGCATTCAGATAACAGTAGTTTATGGCTTGAATCCGGTGAAGACTACTATTATTTAGCTAGGGATCTTCGTAACACGCGAGTCAATAAATACCTTGCGGGTGATGATGATTATTCTCTGAATAATATGGCCAATAAACTTGATGTATCCTCAACTGACCTGTTCAGGTTTGAAAACTGGAATAAAGACAACCCAACTTCCTTGAGTAGTGAAAAGGTCATGGAATACGCCGCTTGGCTTGGGTATGCTATCAGTTTCAAACTATACAATCATGGCTGAATAAAAACACAAACATGCGGGTTCCTTTCTCATCATAATTTTGGTTAACAAGATTATGGTGCGGGAACCTATATGTTAAAAGAAGACAAATATAATCAACCCTACATAGGAAGACGGAAATATGCTCTGCACCTATATTTTTAGATTAAACACCCCACCACAGATCGGTTTAAACGATATAAAAGAATCATATGATTATGCTGATTTCACTACAGGTAGCATGGGTGCTGGTGTTTGGGAGACTCAGTTCTATAATAAGAAAAAGGATGACCTTGAAGACGGCTATATGACAGCTAAACTAGTTGGTGCTGTACTTTTTGGGGATCGTTGGCTAGTAGATGCTTTAGAACTAGTTAATCACCCGTCTTTCCCAACTGAAAACGAGACTGCTGCTATAGAGAAAATGGGTGGCGTTGATTTCTCTAATACAGTTGATTCACCATACTCAATTTCAGATAATGTGGTATTTTTGCCAGGGAAATGTGTAAATAGTATAAGTTTTTCAAATAGTTCTTCTTTCACTTGTAGGACAACACATATTCGTCCCTTATATTTGCGAAAAGATAGCCAATATAAGTTCACCCTAACTAACACTATGATCCCCAGTAGGTACGTTATGGTGACAGTAGGTTACGTTGTTTCATGTGATATAGAAGGTAATGATCGACGGGATGGTGACACTATCCATAAGGATATTGCGGAGCGTACCTTAGAATCTTATGACCTTTCTCAGAGTCGTTGGAAGCCATTTATTCATGAGCGCCAGAGTGTTGTTATGGAACCTTCGCTGAACCACCACATGTTCTCAGATACAGGGATGGGGTATGGACCTTATTATAAAGAGATCCAATACGAGGAAGGAGTCACTGGCACTGAGATAGTGTGCAACAATTTCCTATATTGTGGACAAGAACGTGAGTTTATGGATAACATGCATGGTTTCTTACCTGTCTATGATTTGCCTTGGTTTTTCCAGATGCCATGTGGCGCAGTTGAATATCTTGGTTACAAGGCTGTCAACGGTGAGCAACCTGCACTGCATGTTGCTTCTTTCACTGTTCTCCCCAATAAGAGTGACACAGAAGAATGGACTGAGGTCATGAATTCTTGGATGGAAAAATATAAGATGCTTAGCCTGTCAGGTTCCAGCTGGTATAAAAACAAGTAAGAAAAGAAATAATATGTCAAGCGGTTTCAAACTATGTGATGCTTCTATCTCCGGTACCCTAGTTCGCCCTGATGGGATGAGTACAAATGATTTTGCTGAGTACTGTGACTGGGTTGAGAAAGTAATAAGAGAGAAAGCTAATTATTTCAATGTTACAAAGAAAACACAACGAAAATATGTGACTACTTGCTTCTACAATCTTGATGGAACTATGGTTTATGTTGAATTTAAGGACGGCGTTAAATATGTTCCTGTCATTGAATTTGACCCCAGTAAACATCCCGATCCTCTGATCGCTCAATGGGTTCTAGAGAACTATGAGCTACCTATAGATATTTGGGGGTTCAGTATATTTACTGGTAACCCAGGAGAACTAGGTGAAGTTTTGATCAGTTTTGAGGAGCTGACACAGTTTTGATCACATTAAATATTGGTAACTATATTGCTGATTCTCAGAAACCTCATGTGGTTAGGTTCAGTAAAAAATATGTTGCCAAAACGACAGGTAGGATAACATGGCAGATCAGGTATAAAGGCAAATACAGGTATGAGCCTGAGGAGATACTGTGTAATGCTGTTGAGTGTGAAGGGTGGGGTGCCCTGAACGATATAGCATATAAAGCTCACGTTAGTGCTAGTACAGGCAAGTTCACGTTCAAAAGCGAACCACCCCAGAATGGTGACGAAACAGATATTGTTGATAAATACCTACTCGGCGGTATTGGGGATGGGGCACGTAGGAAACTTCTTGAGGATAAATATAACCTTAGGTTTATTCTTTGGTAGTAACAGGTATGTTATATGGGAATGGTAAAAATAATCTCTAAATTTAATATAAAAAATAAGGATGGGCATCCTCTGACTTGGGCAGAAGCTCGTGCACAAGGCAGAACCAGAGAATGGTTTAAGAATGCTGTTGTTGATTCCGTTCGTACTATATGTTTTATTCTTATAATCTCTTGTCTAGTTAAGATGTTTCTTATAAAAGGTTGGTTCCATATACCATCAGGCTCTATGGAAGGTACTCTCCAAGTCAACGATAAGGTTTTGGTTAATGTAGCAGGAACTTATATTCAAGGGATCAAACGTGGTGATGTCGTAGTATTTAAAGATTCGCAAGGATGGATGCCAAAAAAGGAACATCAAATAAACCCTATAAATGACGGGCTAGTTTTCTTGAATATCCTTCCTGACACATCAGTTAACTACATTGTTAAAAGAGTAATTGGATTACCTGGTGATACTGTTGAAAGTGACGGTGAAGGAAAAATCCGAGTTAATGGCGTTGAAATTACTGAACCTTACGTGAGTGCAGATTCAAAACCGTCTCGTATTTCTTTTAAGGTGACTGTTCCTGATGGTAAGTATTTTATGATGGGGGATCACCGTAATAATTCTGCTGATTCTCGTTTTCATATTGCAGACGGCAAAACTTTTATTCCACGAGAAGATATTCTTGGCTCTGTTTTTGTTGTGGTATGTCCTTCTGACCATTTCAAATTTTTGGATGGTGACCATAAGGTTTTTCATGATGTACCTGAGCCTGTTATTCAGAGATGATAAGATTATTTTCTTCAAAATACCAATAATAGCTCTATTGAGAAGGAGAAGAAAGAATGAGCGAACAATATACTGTAACCTTCAAAACAGTTCAAGAATGTTTCTATGATTCATGGCAGAACGAATACGGTTGGTATGTGTGGGAATCTGAGCCTATGAGTTTAGAAGAGATGGCTACTGAGTTCGATACTAGTGGCACCCCACCATATGATTGGGAGTGTGAAGATAATGATTTTCTTGATCCTGTAACCCACGAACCTGTCCCTGGTTTGCATATGTGGTGGGGTGATAAGAGGGACTATGCTACAGGTAAGCTGATACCTATGGATGATTCTAACCTTAGAACGGTTTATGATCCTGATATTGATTCTACTTTTGAGATTCATACGAGACCTAACCCTATAACTTCTAGAAGGCTTCAAAGATATTTCACTGAGAACCTGCTTGTGCGTCCGTTGGATGGTGGTTTTTTTAATAGTGTTAGGTGCAGCATCAGAAAAGTCGAAGAGTAAAGGAAGATAATATTATGGCTAACTTATTTGATGATCTAGATATTGGCGGAAACGTTAATTCAGGTGATGTTGAGATAGTATCAACAAAAGTTATTGATGGTGATTTTAACGTCTTTATGATGTAGCAACACTAGGAAAAATATCATTTGTAATTTTAATGATATGTTTTATCTTGGTGAGAACCTGTATCCTGTAGATATTTATCTTAGACATCATGATCTAATTTAATCAGAACTATATTTTTTGCTTTCCAAAAATTCTATAAGTCAATAAAGGGAGAGGGTTCAAGACGTAAAAATCTTGCCCCCTCTCCCTTACTATTTTAACAATTATGGGTGAAGCTTAACCTGATCGGACGGCATATGCCGCACATCCAATGTTGATGCGAGTGCGTTAGTGTGTACCCGAAGCTTTACGACACGCATCTCACTGTCACAGGTGTTAGTTGAGTTAGGGTTGGTTCCTTCAACGGTTGCAACTTGTAGCGCACCACCTTGCTCTGAGACTTCGGCTCGCGCATCATTACATGATCCACCATTAACGGGGACACTGAATGTAATTTCTTGTTCACCTGTTACCTCATAGTGCACCCATTCTGAGATTTGTTCGTTGGTGAGAGGCACAGTATTAGTTTCGTGTATTTCTTCGCATCCTGCACCAGCACTTACGGTTGGTGGGATTACGGGCACGAAAGCATCCACGTAGGCGTTAGCAGTGGGTGCTGAGATGAGGGATGCACCCAATGCGAGGGTGACGGCACCAGCCCCGATCATGGTGTTGCGGCGGGTGGTGGGCAGTACAGACTTGAGCATAAGTTTTTCTCCTTCTGCTTGACTATATCTTGCGTTTCCCACGCTACTAGAGTTTCAACCTTGGGTGTAGGTGACACGCCCAGAATTAAAATAAAGTTTTGATAAAGTTTTTTGGGTATGAAATAACCCGTATACAACCATAATTCGAGTGCTAATGTGGCGTATACGGGTTATATTAGATATTCAGGATATTAGAAGTCCCAATCCTCATCCTCAGTGTTCACGGCTTTACCGATCACGTAAGATGAGCCAGATCCCGAGAAGAAGTCATGGTTCTCGTTAGCGCTCGGTGAAAGAGCAGACAGGATAGCTGGCGAAACATCAGTCACGTTCGCGGGAAACATGGATTCGTATCCTAGGTTCATGAGTGCCTTATTTGCGTTGTAGTGCAGGAACTTCTTGACGTCTTCGCTCCAACCTACACCATCGTAGAGTGAGTGTGTGTAGGCTACCTCGTTCTCATACAGTTCGTATAGTAGGTTGAACGTGTATTCTTTAAGCTCTGCCTTACGTTCCTCGGTTTCTTTCTCTAAACCACGCTGGAATTTATAGCCAATATAGTATCCGTGAACAGCTTCGTCACGAATAATCAGACGAATCAGATCGGCTGTGTTAGTCAGTTTAGCGTGTGCTGACCAGTACATGGGTAGATAGAATCCTGAATAGAATAAGAAGGATTCTAGTAGTGTGGATGCTACCTTCTTTTTGAGTGGGTCATCCCCTGTGTAGTATTTGAGGACAATATGTGCTTTCTTCTGCAGGTGCTCGTTCTCTGATGCCCAACGGAAGGCATCATCAATTTCTTTGGTTGAGCTCAGGGTTGAGAAGATTGAGGAATATGATTTTGCGTGCACTGATTCCATGAAAGCAATGTTGGTGTAAACAGCCTCCTCATGGGCTGTAACAGCGTCAGGGAGCAAAGAAATAGCCCCAACCGTGCCCTGGATGGTGTCAAGTAGTGTTAGCCCCGTAAAAACCCGCATAGTGAGTTCCTGCTCCTCTTGGGTGAGAGTCTTCCACGACGGCACATCATTACTCAACGGAACCTTCTCAGGTAACCAAAAATTACTGGTTAAACGATCCCAAACCTCAAGATCCTTATCGTCCTCAATACGGTTCCAGTTGATAGCCTGCACAGCCTTGCCATGATTAATCATAGTTTTACTAGTTTTTCCTGTCTGAATAGTTTAGTTAAGCAAAAAATACTAGGATTAGTGTACCCTATAACCCCTATGAAATTCATATTTCGTGGTATGTTAAGAAGCACCTAAGTAAGATTTTAATGCTTGCTCATAGTAAAAGTTTCAATTCACCACAACTCAAAACACAGTTTGACACGGGGGGGGGATTAGGGACAATAGTGAAACAGTATAAACCCACAAGTAAGGAGCGAAAAATGGGTGTAGAAACAGTAGGATATATTAGGAACGGGATCACCCCAGAAGAGTTGGCATGGAAGATTGAGAAGTATATCAAGCCCTCTAAGCTAGAAATAGATAAAAGTACTACTATGGAAGAAGGACCCTTAGACGATAAACACCTGATGTTTGATGAGAGTCCAGTAAGATGGTACAAGCACGCATGGATTTCTCTAACCTCAGCTAGTGGTGACAATTTCCTACTAACCTATATTTACTCCAATAACACACATTTGGAAGAGCTGCATCATTCCATCGTGAACTACCCAGAAGATGTTCCCGCACACACAACCCATGCGGTACGTCTAAGCTTCGGTGCTCGTGAAGAGTCTCAAAGGATGATGAGGAGAATCGTGGCGTTGTTTGGTGGGTACTATGTTCCAGCTGACTCTATTGATGAGGTCTTATATGTTCCGCTACGTGATGCGTGTAAGGAATAGCTAATAGAAAAACTGGGGTTACTGTATTGTTTAGTAACCCCAATTTTTTATATGCGCCAATAGTTTGATGATCTTATATGATTTCTGCTTTAAACTCGAAAGATACTTTTCCATCCCCACTATCTTTGATACTACTGGACATGATACTGTATGGGTTCACAGTTAAAGTACCAGGAACTCTACCCGATTTTTTGAGTCTTGAGTTAGCTTCCGAATCATGAATAGTCATAACTGCTTTATCTATATTTTCTACATCAGTTGCTATAGACACGAACCAGCTATTCTTTCTATTCTGGATGGGTTTGTGGACTGTTAGATCCATGTATTTTGATGCTGAAACAAGCTCACATCTGTGAAATTTGGTAGCTTTTTTACTTGTATATGTTATTTGGATATTTGTTTCTACTGGATATAGTTCCCAAGTTGTGATTTCTGTCATGTGTTTTACCTTTTCTTCACCATATTTGGTTGTTGTTCTCGGATAACTCTTGTAATAAGAATACCCCCGCTCATTGTTTATACTTCACAAATTAAGGTGGAGCCTCACCAGTTATTCTATGAGACTCCACCTTAAAAATATTCCAGATAAGATTATTTATCCTATAACATACAGGACACACAGCCTTCAACCTGTGTTCCCTCTAACGCCTGCTGCCGGAGGCGAATATAGTAGAGGGTCTTGATACCTTTCTTCCATGCGTAGATTTGTGCACGGTTGATGTCACGGGTTGTTGCGGTGTCTGGGAAGAACAAGGTAAGAGATAGCCCTTGGTCTACGTGCTGTGTGGCCACAGCATAGGTGTCAATGATCTTCTCATACCCGATATCGTAAGCATCCTGATAGTATTCCAGATTATCGTTTGTCATGAACGGGGCTGGGTAGTAGACTCGCCCCAGTTTACCTTCCTTACGGATCTCAATCTTAGAAGCAATCGGGTGGATTGAGGATGTTGAACCGTTAATGTAGGAGATGGAGCCGGTTGGTGGTACAGCCTGTAGGTTCTGATTGTACATACCATATTTGTCTACATCTGCCGCTAACTGTGCCCAATCCTCACTGGTTGGGATATGGTGGTTAGCGAAAAGTTCCCGCACACGTTCCGTCTGGGGTTCCCAATCTTGTTCCGTGTATTTCTTGAAGTATTCACCTGTCGCATACTTAGAGCGTTCAAACCCATCAAATGTTACACCACGTTCCCTAGCGATAAGCATTGAGGTTCGTACCGCATGGTAGGTTACGGTGTAGAAGTACATGTTCGTAAAATCTAGTGCTTCCTCAGAACCATAGAAAATATGCTCACGCGCCAAATACCCGTGCAAGTTCATCTGCCCCAAACCGACTGCGTGACTCATATTGTTACCGCGTTCCACTGGTGGCACGGATTCAATGTTAGACAGGTCAGACACGGAGGTGAGGGAACGAATAGCAGCCTCAACCGTGCTACCAATGCTGCCACCATCCATCGTTGCAGCAATATTCAAGGAAGCAAGGTTACAAGAAATATCCTTACCAACCTCATCATATTCGCCACCTTTCGATTTGAAGGTAGAAGGTTCTGTCACCTCAAGAATTTCGCTGCAGTTCCTTGTTGAAACACCATCAACGATGATGCTGTGCCCATCATCCACAGTCACATCATAAACATCCTCAATAGCATGAAACTCGATACTAGTGATGGTTGCACGGAACCTGTGGAATCCTTGGCGGTTATTCTGCGAAACAATGTTACTGGTTAGCTCATCCCATTTCTTCTTATGGCGTGATAGCCAAGTCAACTGCTCGTAAAGTCTACTACGATCTTGCCCATTGCTTACTCGTAGAGTCCAATTAGCTTTCTGGTTGTACTCTGCGTATCCGCCTTTACCGTCAGGGAGCATAGCTGTACCATCTTCTTTACGGTTCACATAGATACGGGAGTATACCCCTAAGTTCCCCAGAAGAACTTGGACTTCTTGAAGCATTCTTTTACTTGTAGAACCAAGCTCAATACTAATGTTCTTAGCATTTAGAGAACCTGTGACACAAGCGTCCATCTGGAACAGTCCGCTCAAATACGCAATAACAGTATCTTTATCGCCTTGCCAAACGAACTCGGGTACTTGGTGCTTGGTATGACGGTTAAAACCGTGTTCTTCCAAAACTTTAGCTAGTGGTGCGCTAGACATTGACAACCTGTCATTATCGCATTGTTGAACGAAGTCGGGGGTCAACGTAGCGTTATGCTTAGTTAGGAGATCATCACGTCCCTGCAGAACATTATGCACAGCTTCCCGTACAGCATCTTTCGCTTCCGCCTTGTCCACATACAGATAAACCTTAGCAGCAGTATTCTCAACCCCAGTATTCTCGTTCATAACATGGGAGAAAGAACCATCAGAAGCGATAACACCCGCAAGGTAAGCAAGTTCAGGATTATGTACACTACCAAATACGCCTTCTGCTGGTTGAACAAGCAGATGATCCCCAGGTTCGAGCTCGGCGAGCCTCTTCACAATGATCTTGCCGTCCACTTCTACAGGGAACTTATGCCAGGCAGTACCTTTGAGCTCCCACCCTTCCTTAGTGGAAATTTTGAAGGTTTCAGCATCCTTCTGGGTTAAGAAAGCTCGGGTAGAATCCTTAATTGAGACAGACTGTTTAGTAAAATCCTCACGAACAGAACGGTTATCTGAAACAACCTGAAAATCTTCCTGTGAAGCATACAAGTCGTCAAAACGCTTATACCCGTTAGTGGTGAGTAGTCTGGTATCCCCAGTCAGGCAGAGGTTACTCATAATAACCTTACCGTCAATCGGGTTAGCATGGTTTACAGTATCCTCAAACATGATGTACGGGTAGCCGGACTCGAACTGAATCTCAGCCAACGTCTGGAAGAATTCACGTGCGTTAATCTTGGTTTTGCGGATACGTGAATCATCAACCATCTCATAGTATTTCTCAGTGACGTTCACATAGGCGAAAGGCACCCCATAGACTTTCTCCACATCATAGGGGGAGAACAGGTACATGTCCTCATCATATTTAGCGAGTTTGAACGTAATATCAGGGATCACAACACCAAGCGAGAGAGTCTTAATACGTACCTTCTCGTCAGCATTCTCTCGCTTAGTATCAAGGAAAGCATAAATATCAGGGTGGTGTGCATGCAAATATACTGCGCCCGCACCTTGACGGGAACCAAGCTGGTTCGCGTAGGAGAATACGTCCTCAAGCATTTTCATGACTGGGATAACACCAGAGGATTGCCCCTCAACCTTCTTAATAGGTGCACCAGATTCACGTAGGTTGGTTAGACATAACGCCACACCTCCGCCTCGTTTAGAGAGCTGTAGCGAGTTTTGGAGGGCACGCCCAATGGATTCCATATTGTCTTCAACTGAAAGCAGGAAACATGACACAAGCTCCCCACGCTGCTTTTTGCCAGCGTTCAAGATTGTGGGTGTTGCTGGCTGGAAACGACCAGAAATGATCTCGTCCACAATACGTTCAGCAAGCTCGTTATTGCCGTCGGCAAGTAGTAGGGCGGTCATGCATACTCGGTCTTCGTATCTTTCCAGGAAACGCTTACCATCAAACGTTTTCATTGCATAGGAAGTATAGAATTTGAATGCGCCGAGGAAGGTTGGGAACCGGAACTTGGCTGCATATGCTCGCTTGAAGAGAGACTTCACAAACTCGTAACTGTATTTATCGAAAAGTTCCGGCTCGTAGTATTCGTTTTCGATCAGGTACTCGATTTTTTCCTTTAGATTATGGAAGAAAACAGTGTTCTTATTGACATGCTGTAGAAAATATTGGCGTGCTGCTTCCCTATCCGCATCAAACTGGATTCTACCTTCATCATCATAAAGATTAAGTAGAGCATTCAGCTCATGGTAGCTGAGATTCCGGTACCTTTCTGGGGTGTTATCCTTCGTGTCAGTGTTGAAAGTGTCTAGTGCTGATGGTTGTGTCGTTTCCAAAATTCTTCCATTCCTTGGTTTACTTTTACTACATCTTCTGGGGTTCCCATAAGCTCAAATTTGTAGAGCACAGGTACCTCACATTTTTGGGCGATAATATCTGCTGCAATACAGAATTTATCACTAAAGTTCGTGTTTCCTGCCCCAATAACACCAAGCAGGTGCTTCCTATTGGTCTCAATGTTGAGGAACTTCACTACTTGGGGTGGTACATGCCCACCTTCTTTCCTAGGGTTACCGTAAGTTGGTACACATAGAACATAGGGCTCATGAACAATGATCGTGTCTTCACCCGTTTTTAGAGGCAATGGTTTATGTCTCACATTAAGTTTCTCAACAAACCGTCTTGTGTTACCTGAAACTGATGAAAAATACACGATCAGAGGCGTGTTTTTGGGCGCACTGTATTCGCCTTCATCATCCATGAGGGGTTCCTTCCGTGAGGGGGTCTACTACTTATAGATAATAATCTATAAGATAAATATCGCCAAATATATTACGCTAATATTGCAACGGTAACGGGGCTGTGATGGTTCTGAAAAGCCAGTCTGGTAGCCTGCATTTATCAATAATGGTGCCTATTGGGTGGGTGGTGAATATTTTTTCTGTCCGCTTGGGGAGCGTAGATAATTCTTCAAGCTCTGCTGTTCTTTCTCCTGGTTCACTGACCCACCATTTCAAATATTTCATCTCATTCAAAGTGTCGTTACAGGCATGGTCACCCCATATTTTGTGTGTCCTTAACTGTTCAACAATGAACCTGATCGGTACACCCCATTGCTCTTTAAAATCTTTCAAAACCATCATAGTCTCATTGTTCCGTCGTCTTGGAAAATTATCATACGCATACTCTGGTGTTAAAAGAGCAGCAGCGAACCTTTTAGCATCACGTACAGCAATATTGTTCCTAGGTTCCCCATCAAAATGCATGACAAGATGCCCAAGCTGTTGTGCTATTTTTAGTCGTAGCTTATAGTAGTCCCTGCTTTGTGGGTTGATGATTATGATGGGTTGCCCACCTTGTAGGGAATATGTTTCAGTAATAATGTTTTTTGGTGCATAGGATAGGATCACACCATCTGATTCAATATGTTTCACTAACCCATTTATTGGGTTGTCTTCTATCCCCCAATGTTTTCTGACTTGTTCAGCGGCTAACTCTGGGATAGGGCTACGATAGGTAGTGGGGTCTGCGGGTAAACATGGTAGATTCACCTCAGGAAGAGGCGCATATTCGTTTAGAACATGTGCTGTTTCATGAACTAGTTTCATATATGCGGTGGCTGACATGTCAGCATCATGCCAACCTGATTGACTGCCTTCATCTATAAATAATGGTTCTGTGGGGTAAGAATAGTTGCTATCTGTACCTGGGTTTTCAAAGAAAATATGGGGTAGTCTTAGAGCGTCTACAATATTCTCTATATTACTGCTATTGGGTGTTGAATATCCGTTCTCCCAGAGCATCACTTCCCTTGGTGATACGAAGCATCGTGCAGCGAGTTCGTCACGTCTAACACCTAATAGGTGTCTACCTAGTGTTAGTCGTTGATGATCGAATCCCATTTTAGTTTGTTTTTCCTTCCACAGAATTTTAGGGGGAACTCTATTATTACATGCCCCAGATACTTATGTTCTACTTACCTTTCACTTGGTCACGCTTTTTGGGTGTGCACACAGGATTAATATTATTAACAATAATAGAAAAATACTGTAAACTGATGCTTAGGTACTAGCCAACACTGAGGAGGGTTATCACATGAATAAAGCAGGCACATTATTGAACAAGCTAAACATAATCCCTGAGATTCAACGACTCTACTTAGACATTACAGGTTTCTTCAAACCCAGAATAAAGGTCAGTCCCGAAACCATACACGACACGAGTAAACAAGGCACATTAGCTGTTGTAAGAACTGTGTTTGATGATGAGTGGGAAGAACGGCTCTGGTGTGTTGATATTGTGTTGCCCCATAAACGTTATGGGTGTTTGTATCACACACTATTTTTTAACCCTGATGTGTACTTTAAGTATCCGTATCAGGTAGCAATTTTTCAGGCAGAACAGCTGAACTTGCCAGAAAACAAGCGACAATATAACTACTTAAAATTCATGCATTGTGACACTTTACAAGAGCTCGTGGAAACATGCCTAAATGGTGCAGTTTTTTGCAGTATAAGTAATAAGCAAACATACCAGATACATATCACATCCGAAAACGTTCTTGAAGGTATCAGTGAAGGAAAGATCGTGTCAGGAGAACATAACGTTATGGAGAGAAAGTTCAAAGAATACATTTTCAGTATCACCCTATCAGCTGTAAACCCCTAAAAATTTGTATACCCATCACCATTTAGAGTATAGTGGGTACACAAGCATGGGGGCGTGGCGCAACTGGCAGCGCATCTGTTTTGCATACAGAAGGTTAGGGGTTCAAGTCCCCTCGTCTCCACAAGTACTATATAGGAGTCTTAGATACAATATGCATTTAAGACTCCCTTTTTATGTTCAGGAAAGGACAGAAAAATGACTGATCCCAAGAAATACAAGAAAATAGTTGAAACTATTGAACTGCTAGAAGGTTTGTTGGATGATGAAGATGTTGAGTTGCAGTCTGTTTGGGATACTTGGGTTACGAGGCTTGCTGGTGAGCATGCTTTGTATTATGTGAATGATCTGTTGGAGGTTATGAGGGAAGAGTGTATTGCTCTTAGCGCAGGTGAGGATTGGAATCCTAAAGATTCTAATATCCTGTCATATTCTTAAATATTAAACAGATATGAATGATGTTGTCTCGCTTGTAAGGTAAGATTATTTTGCAAAGAACAAGACAGCCCACGAGATATGGGTTCTCCCGATAACGACAGGATAACAATATAATCATGAGTAGCATGCGCACCCTTAAAGCGGGTGAAATGTTCGCTGGGTATGGTGGGCTTGCGCTCGCTGTATCCAGTGTTTTTGGTGCAAGCACGGCTTGGTTGTGTGAGGTTGATAAGTACGCTTCTAAGGTGCTTGAACACAGGTTCCCAAGTGTACCGAACCTAGGGGACGTAACAGCTGTTGATTGGGGTTCTGTGGAACCTGTAGACATTATTGCGGGTGGTAGCCCCTGCCAAGACGTTTCGGTTGCTGGTGGGCGTGCTGGCATGTCTGAGGGCACACGATCAAACCTGTGGGTTGCGATGCGTGACGCAATATCCATCATCAAACCAAGTTTCGTTGTCTGGGAGAACGTGAGAGGAGCACTAAGTGCAAAAGCCGACACTAATCTGGAATCCTGTCCGGGATGTGTGGGAGATACTAGACGGGCAAGAGAACCTTTTCTGCGAGCACTCGGACGTGTACTCGGAGACCTTTCCAAGCTCGGGTATGATGCTCAATGGCGTGTTGTTTCTGCCTCCGAAGTAGGCGCTGCACACCGTAGAGAACGAGTTTTTGTTTTAGCCCATAGGAGAGACTTATTCACTGTATCCCAAAACATTGTAGAAGATACAGAAAACCCTAAAAGTGATGAGACAGTAAAACACCTATTAGCAACCCCAACCGCACACGACAACAAAGGTGCATGCCTGTTAGAAAAACATCATGCTCGCCTAAAACAACGTAACCGGACACAAATGGGTAACCTGCAAGAAGATATTACCCACCTCATGCCAACCCCAAACACTCTAGACTATTTGGGGTACCGTGAAGGAGAAAAACGGGAAAAAGCGTTACGACGGGGTGTAGAAGGCGGATCGCTAAGATCATCAACAGGTAATCTACGTGAAGAAGTGCATTTCAATGCCGACCTTTACCTGCCTGCCGTGTATAGGTGGGAGAAAATACTTGGTAGAAAATCCCCAAGATGGACTATCATAGGAGACAACGGTAAACCCAAACTAAACCCCATGTTCAGTGAATGGCTCATGGGTCTACCAGAAGGATGGGTGACATCCCCAGAAATTGGTTTATCCTACGGACGGCAGCTCATGATCCTAGGTAACGGTGTTGTGCCGCAGCAGGCAGAAGCCGCACTTACAAGCATGTTAGGGAATCTTCTAAAGAAAGAGTAGAAATTGAAACTATTATCCTGGTTACTTGACAAGATACTACCCTCTGGGCACCAAACAATCGACACTGGTGAAGTTTCACCTAACAGTGGACCAATTAATATAAGAATGTAAATCTGATTTTGGTACTAGAAATCCCCTCTAGTGAACAACACGCTAGAGGGGATAACTATTCTATAAATCCCTAATATTAAGGAATAAAAGCATTAAAAAACGCTCGACGGAAACCCACATACTTATACGACGGGTAATCATCCGAAGGTGCTGAACCTCGACACTGGTAATCATACAAATTCAAGATGAAAACTTCGTGCACCTCATCAAGCATTTGTTTAGCGCGCATAGGTATGTTCACGTCACCGTACTCAAAATCGTAGTCATCCAGTAAATCGCTGACGTGTCCCCATCCGCGATCTTCTATGCTTTCAACATTTTCCTCAGCAATAACCTCATTAGTTTCTGCATCAATAACTTGGTAACTGAACGCATTATATTCACGCAGCTCAGTTTCTAAGTACCCCGTACAACCAACATTGAAATAGCCAGAATCTTTGTAAGCATCCGTGATTTTAAACCGTACAGGAACATACACAGGGTTCTTCTCCAAGAACCGCGCCTGTGGGTCTGTAAAACTTTCAGGAATACGCATTTATATATCTCTTTCTATTGTTTCGATTGATTCGACGGTCACATAAAAGCCCCATCCATAGTAACCGTTACCAATACCATCATCACCGGATACTTTAATCCTTGGGTGAGATTTTAGGTAGATAAAAATACTGAACTGATCGGACGTATCATAGTCAGGTGCTTCCTTATACTTGATAGCAGTTACAACCCCAAGATTTTCTCCTGTGCGGTTTGGAGACCATTCAGACCACCCATTAGGACAACACATGCACCCTTCGTTCTGGTTGATGATGATCTTGTACCCACTTCTAGTCTCGAAGCTATGAGAGTACATGCGAGTAATATATTCCCCAACAAGATTTTCGTTAAGCCATTCCGCTAGTTCATATCCGCTGAGGTTTTTATCTTCTATGAGTATCATGGGTTTATGATCCCTTCCTATTTGGTTATATCTACTAGGTGTAGATGTTTACTGGGTTTTAGTATTTGACTTTTCTATCCTATAGATACAAGTCATATTTGGTCAAAATCCCCTGTGGTTCTGAGACAAATGTTAAGGAAGGGTAAGTTTTATAGATACAAGAAAAATTAAGCCGCCACTATGCTTAGAAGGAAACCGCTTTGGGTAACAAACTAATAAAGATTCATGACTCCAACAGTTGGGAACTAAACATGTTCGACCCCAGAAATGATTATGAAGAATACACTATTGACTTCTGTAAGGATAATGGCACTGGTGTAGTTACTATAAGCTCCGGTTACACTGGTGAGAAAGCAACCCTACCAGGTGCACTCAAGTCTCTTAAATCGGAGGTTGCTTTCATAAGAAATGTTTGCCAGTTTACAACAAAGTATCTTTCCATGAGGCACTGTACTAGATGGTTGAACCAAGATGAAGCACTAACTTTTCTGCAGAAGCAGGAAGCCCTAATATTTATCCCAAGTACACTCAGGAATGAGTTTGTGTACCCTACCAAAGCTTCGGGGTGGGTACTCACACCAGAACCAACTAAAATTATTGAGAACTTCACTTGGGGAAACTAAAAAGTAAGGAATACTAACAGAATGATCTGCACCTATATTTTCAGGGACACAAAACTAAACACGTTAGCCAACTATTTGGATGCAGGAAAACCAAAAATATGTCTGCGTTTTGAACCGCATGATACCCAAAAGTCTCTATGGTATGTTCGTGAAATGCAAGACACCAAACGCGGGTTGCAAGCTACTGGGACGGTAGGGGCAGCTAAACTTGTGGGTATGGTTGTGTCAACTCATTCAACAACTTTGACGGATGGTATATATGAGCAGTTGGTGCGTACTCGTTTCACAGATTCGGTATCCGCTCCTGTTAATAATTCTATTTTTGTTAATTCAAGAGTTATTCAGCAGTATGAAGAAGAATCTGGTGGGTTCCCTAGCAGCTTCGATGTTAAACCAGAATATTTGAAGCCTCTCCTAGTGGCGGATGGTAAATACAGTGGTGCTGAGGGTGAAGAATCGGGATACTATATGGTTAGTGTTATTAACATCGCCTCACTGTATTCAAAAGATGTAGATGAAGCATATAAGTATAGGAGACAACATCTATACGCCCCAGTAGTAGAAAAAATTCTTGATCTTAACCATGTTACTCACACGAGATATAAGCCTTTCATGAGCCTATATCATACACACATATATTATGACCCGAACTACCTGTATGACTCTAACCCTAATGACTACAAATACCATGATCAGGGGTTTGAGAGCGTATGTGACGATGCGATCTGGGAAGGCGAAGACAAAGGGTTCAACGACTCAATGAGTTGCCCACTCCCACGCTGGTATATGCCGCTCATATATGTTATGCCAAATGGTATGGTACGTAACATAGAAGAAACTGCTTTACGGAAACTCGGAGATAACGACAGTTTCTCAATATCAACATTCAATCTCCATATGAACCAAGAACTAACACAAAGAGTTGTTACTGTTTTAGACCACATATTTGGAAGGACACTGGGTTAAAGTTATGATCTGTACCTATATTTTTGAGGACAACCAGCAAAACACTTTAGCTAACGCTACCAATATCAAAGACCCTAAAGTGTATATGGATATGAAACCTGTTATTGGGTTAGACATATGGCAAGTAGCAGAATGCAAAATCATTAAACACAAAAATGGCAGTTTTGAAAAAGCAGAAGCCAAGAAACCCGTTCGGCTTGTTGGCGCTGTACTATCTGCTCACGATAAGGTTCTAATCAACACTGCCCATGATTGCTTCCCTGAATTACGGTCAGAAGAATCATATTTCTACACGTCAGACAACTCCATATTTGTTCCTGAGCATATTATTAGCCGATATGTTGAAGAACAGGGGGAACAGGTTAGGGGTATTAATGTGAAGCCTAGGTATATTACACCAATAATTGTTAATACTCATGAAGGATATAAAACATATTATGCCGTGAGTATCATATACACGGGAGCAACCTACAACCGTGCAGAAGACGGCAAATATTTCTGGCAAATCCAACCTAACCTAGTTGATTTAGCCGACCAGATACTTGATTTGAACAACATATCCCATACTAAAAATAAGCCATACCACCGTTACGGTCACTCATATATACAACCGTCACATATTAGGGCAACAATACCGCACGCTTATTTCGATGATCTTGATTTCAATATTGTGTGCGACGATAATATTTGGTACGGAAAATATATGGGGTTTTTGAAAGATGATAATTTTCTCCTACCCCAAGCACACAGCACATGGGTGTACAACATGCCAAAAGGAACAATAGGTGAGCTTATAGATAAGCATATTAACGAAACGGAGACAGAACTGTTCTCGTTAGCATCCTTCAACATTTACAACGATAAACAGTTTACCGAACGGATAACTAACGTACTTAACACCCTAGAGGACGAAGATTAAACATGATATCTACCTATGTTTTGGGGATAGGTTTAATATATCAAGTGGTATAAGAGATTGGTCTGAAAATATGGTTTGGATAATGTTTTTAGATTATGTATACTTGTAGATAGTTACCTACGTTATATCAAAGCTATTATTCTTCTTCTCTAGGTTCTTCCTAGATTAGGAGAGTAATAGCTTTGATTGTATCTAACGAAAAGAATAAAAGAAACCAAAGTTTAACGTTTTGCAATCACCCCTAGTAATTAGTGGTAGCATCTTGTATATAACTGAAACCACTTCATCCTGGAAGGCAACCATACTTGGGAACCAGCATCAACATAACAACAAAAATAGAACAAAACTGCACAGCTTCACTACTACAGTTCTCAACACTTCACGGGTGCAGAGTAGCATTCATAAGCGACGACCATAGAACAATCATCTTTGAACCAAGAAAATACGTGCAGCTCGCGGAAGAGCCACGAAAATCTAAGAGCCTAGTAAAAATTATTGGCAAGACCCGTAAAGACAAAAACAGTACTAAAAAGAAATATGTGAAAACTAACGCCTCCGACCTGCGTCTAACTTTACCTAACCCGATAGACCCATCCTTAGTAGTTGGGTCTATCGGGCTTCGAGTACACCAAATCAAATTCAACACTGCAAAAAAATCAATGATACTCACATTGAGGCACCCAAAAATAGTGGGGGTTCGACGACCATTAGATAAAAAAGTTTGGGTGTATTGTGGTGATGACACGATCATTCTGTCTAGCATGCCGTAAAATTATTATAGAAATATTTGTTACCTAATTATTGGGAAGGATCACAAATTTTGGGTTCGTCAGAAACTTTTGTTCTACCACAGTATAAAGAAATGTTCACAGAAGCAGTGCGAAGGTGCCAACGTTTAGACGGCTTCTATCTTCCAGGTGAGATACTTGGGTCTGCTTACCGTGGATGGTTGCAGCAGCAGTGTGAAGATTTGAGCACTAACCTGCAGAATAATAACCAGTTAGCAGGCGAGATGCAGCATATGGGTTCCAGGAAGAACCGTGTTAAGCCTTTCTATGTTGCTGGGCAGGCTGTTATTGTGGGTAAACCTGAGGGTGTTATCACGTCTTTGTCTGATGTTGATGATATGCGGATCATTGTGCAGGTGCGCCCTGAGGAGAATATTAGTTTAGGGGCGTCTGGGTACATTATTTCGGCTACTGCTGAGGAAACGAAGAAGTATGTTACTGATCTGATTGGTAGGCATCGAGAAGACCTTATTGTGGGTTTGTCGCAGGCTCTTCACCAAGCATCAGCAGAGCTGTCTGTTATTCTTGGTGCGCCTGAGGTTCAGGAGCTTGCTAAAGATTTGCAGCAACAGAATGATTATGTTAATTCTGTAGAGGATAACCAGTAATGATAGATAACGAATATAATCGGTTCCTTGAAGCAATAGATAAGATCGCAATGACTTTTAACCAAGAAGGAAACTCTATTGTACTCATAAACGGAACAAGGTCACCAAAGCTCAGCCAACGGTACAGTGAGTTAATATAACTATGGGAAATAAAAAGAAAACAGAAGTACCAAATATTAGAGTGAGCATTAGTCATTCAAAACCCAATATGTTACCTAATGATAGTTTCTATCAGGCTATAAAATTTATTGGTGGTAACGTGGGTTATAAGCTTTCTGGTGGTAAAGGTGTTATAGATTTGTCTACTGATCCTGCACCCAGCTATGAGTTATATGGGTACAGTGATAAGGAACCAACCACAACTATGTTTGATAACCATATGAATCAGCTTCTTACAGAGTATGAGGAGGTTGCCCACACTATAGCATCATGTGAAACCCCATATATGATTGTTGTGCGTTGGTGGTTCATCAATAAGAAGAAGCAACGCCTAGTCAGTAATGGACGTATTATTATGGGTGACGGTTCAGTGGATGCCCCGTTTATTGTGCAGGATCTACTCTCGGATACTGTTGTGAACCGTTATTCTTCTAGAAGGTATTCGCCGTTGTCGTGGGAGAGTATGGTGGATGCTGGTTTTGATAATGATCTTGTGGATTTTTATGAACCGTATTTTGCTTGTTAATTAGCCCTTAGAACCAATGAGGTAGACCCAAGTATAAGAAATATACTTGGGTCTATCTCATAAAATATTTAACCTTGATTTAAGGGAGCTCAACCTCACCACTGATAGCGTAATGAGCAGTACCCTTAGCAGTTTTCTCATCGTACCTGTGGGTGATCGTTACTGTTGCTCGGCCGTCCACGATCTGCCTACACATCTCTAAAGCAGTATCAGCACCATATAGATACCCAAGTTCCTCTGAAAGATACTGAGCAACATCCTCATTAGTAACTCTATTGTCAACAGGTTCAGTGATCTTATTGAACGCATCCTGGAAATCCGAATTAGTGTCAAACAGGGTTTCCTGCTGCTTCTGCTTCTGCATCTTTTCAGCTTCCTTAGCATCAACCAGACACACAACACGACCATCAGGGGTGCGGTAACGACCATAACCTAGATGAGCAAGAGCAACAGTATGAGTGTTCGGGTTAAGAACATCATCAATATACGATTCAGCTGTTTCGCCCTGCCACATGCTCCAACCTTTCGGATGTTCACCTAATTCTGCTGCCTGATCGATACTCTCATTATTAGCAAACTTATGTAAGGTAGACAGATAAGTATTAATTAGAGAGGTAACTGCAGAAATAATAGTTCCTCTGTGCATATTGAAAACGCCATTAAGAGTCGTAACCAGGTTATCTCGGTTAACTATGGAGGTTTTATCAATATCGACTCGACCGAATGTTCCTTGGTTCCTTACAGAATAACCAGAAACGTTACCATATTTGTTGATCATGTCAGTCATTAGGCGGGTTGCTAGGCTCTTACCTACACGTCGAGCAGTCGCAATCTCTTCGTTAGTGTACGTATCCTTGGGTAGTGCGTCTACGTATTGATCTACAAAATCTAGTAGGTTTGATACGTTTGATGGGGTAGTTGCCATTTGGTGTTGTCCTTTACGATAGTTGTTCCACAAGTTTCCTGTTTCTTGCGGGTGATATATGTTCTCTGTTTGTCACTAATAATCATATGTAAAAGACATTATCCGTATCAAATATTACGTAAATATTAAGCAGTTATTATTTACCCTACAGCCATGTTATTGAATCTAGAATATTTACCACTGAAAGCTAACGGGATAGTTGCGGTGGGTCCGCCACGGTGTTTAGCAATAATCATGTCTGCTTCACCAACTCTAGGGGTTTCAGGGTCATACATGTCTTCACGGTGCAGAAGAATCACCATATCCGCATCCTGCTCAATCGAACCGGATTCACGTAGATCAGAGATCATTGGGCGTTTATCGGTGCGTTGCTCTGATCCACGGTTCAACTGGGATAGGGCGATAATAGGTATCTCAAGTTCTTTAGCGAGAAGCTTCAAGCTACGAGAAATTTCGGATACTTCCTGTTGCCGGCTCTCATTTTTGCGTCCAGTAGTCATGAGCTGCAGGTAGTCTACAACAACAAGTTCTAGCCCGTACTGTTTTTTAAGTTTACGGCATTTTGACCGGATTTCTACTAGGGTGTTTTGGGGTGAGTCGTCAACGAATAATGGTGAGTTACCGAGTCTTTGTTGAACATCAATAGTGCGTTCCCATTCTGATTGGTCTAGGTCACCTTTTTTGAGTCTGTTCATGGGGAGTGTGGCTTCTGCTGAGATGATGCGCATACCAATTTCTGTGCTACCCATTTCTAGGGAGAAGAACACAGTTGATTTGTTGTTGTGCAGGGCTGCTGCTCTAGCAACGTCAATGGCCATTGTTGATTTACCAACACCTGGGCGTGCTGCTATAACAATCATTTGCCCAGGATGTAAACCACCTGTCATATCATCAAAATCGATGAACCCTGTTGGTACACCGTATACTCCGTCTGGGCGGTTTGAGTTTTCTTGGATTTCGTCTAGGGTTGCCCCCATGACATCAATGAAGGGTTTGTAATCGTCTTGACCTGCACTGGTGTTCTCAAACAGTGAATCTAAAGCACCCTGCGCTTCACCAAAGAGGGAATCAACCTCCTCAACATCCTTATACCCGAGCTCAGTGATTTTACCGCCAGCACGGATCAGGGCACGTTTCATCGCATAATCTTTGACGATCCTCGCATAATAGGAAACCGAACCAGAGTTCGAATCATACTCAATAACCCGGAAAACATAAGCATCCCCACCAACCTCCTGCAGGACACCCTTACGGCGAAGCTCCTCAATAACAGTGATAGTGTCAGTAGGCGAATTCCTCCCATACAGGTCAAGGATCGCACCAAAAATACGTTCATGGGCAAGAGAATAAAAATCCTCCTGCAACAACCCAGTATTAACAACCTCAGCAATAGCATCAGAGGACATAAGCATACCCCCCAAAACCATTTTCTCTGCCTCCGTGTTATGAGGCATAACATAGTTTTGAGGGGTATCCATTGTCTTTTCTGTTCCTTATAAAAATCCTTGCTATAGGTTATAGCGTCCAAAAATTCTGTCGCATTTTGCGAATACAGAATAGCATGATTATCGTAATATACCTAATTGTTAAACAAATCGTGTGCCTTCTGGTAGAGGGCATCTAGAGTGGAATTATTAGCAACCACCATATCAAAATCCTGGTAGGTGACAGAGTTCTCCGAAGCATGCCCAGAGTTAGAGTCCTTATCTTCCTCAAAGTTAGGGCGCTCAACCCAAACCAGTGTACCACCAGCATCACGGATAGCTTGCGCCTCATTAGGGAAACGGATACCTGTTACAGCAACATTTTTGCCAGAATCTAAATGTTTTCTAACGGTATCAAGCATTTTATCTACCCAAACGTTTTCACCAAACATTTTACGCCCAGATTCGGTGCCTTTAACCTGCAACATTCTACGAATCTCTGGATGCTTTTTGGCTTCTACCCAATCATTATTGTGCTGGGCAAGGAATTCTGCTACTCGAATAAGGTTACCTTGATCATCAACACCAATATAGTTGTTATCGGTGAGCACAAGATCGTATAGCGGCTCAGCCATACCAACAATAACCCAATCATCGCCGAGTCCTTTAGCGAACTCGTCTTTGCCGTGTCTTTTCTTTCCGCCTAGTCCAATAAGTTTTGGCATGATTATTTTTCCTTCTCTCTAGGTTTTTGGGGATACTTGATTATACTGTTTGTGGTGATGGTATGCCTTTTATCTTGTGTATGTTAGCCATATGGGTTTCATGGTTAGCTAACCCACTGTTCAAGAGGATACGTAGTAGCCAGCCTGCAATACTTATGGTGCAAACAACACCTAATACGGTTGCCATGTATGTTTGTGAATACAAGAATATTTCTACACGACTATGTGAAATACTAGGGGTTAGGCTGATGCTTTGGATACCAACAAGAAGGTTATGGATAGATACTCCGCTGAATCCAAGAAGACAGAAAAGTACGAAGTACATGATGTCTTCAACGTTGGATGGTAGAGCTACGATACGGTTGATACCACCTGAGTAATAGGTGATAGGTATCAGAATAAATAGGAAACCTAGTACCCCTATGGTGTTGGTGTTGAAGTATTTGAGTGTTTCATCGAACATCTGGTTTAGGGATAATCCTAAGCTTGTGAGCCCAAGGTTTTCTGTTGTTTGTATCATGATTTTTCCTCTTCTTGTCGGTGAAGTGTGGATGCTGTTTTCTGGTAATAACCATAACATATTGTAAGTATATTATTGGAATATTTACGAGAATATTTCTTTATAAAAATTTCTGGGGTGCACCTATAATCAAGCACACCCCAGAAATTAGCCTCTACTACAAGTGAGATCACCATACGCTATAAAAAGAAGAACAAGACAATGGTGTTGCACCTAAAACACCAACCATATACCTCACAAATATCTTATGAGTCCTACTCTCGTCATTCTCAAAATCATAAATATCATAGATTTCCGTTTCTCCATGATGGTTACGATCAATAAAACAAACATCATGGATTTTAGGTAACCCAACAAAACGTGCTAAATGATACATGACTGCAACATTCTGTGTAGCATAGATCATCTGCTTAGTAGGAGCCGACTCATCAAAATCAAGCATGCCGTTGTTAATACCTTCTAACAAAGCATATACAAGCTCAGGATGCACACCTTCCCCAAAATCATCAGCAATAACAAACCGTCCATCATATAGGGCTGACACGACCCCAATACTGGTTTTAACCCATTCCTGCAGTTTAGGTGATAGTTCATCCAGATCGTCAGCTACAATCTCACCAAAAGGCTTATCTAAACCATCTGCAGCACCAATAAAGGTTGCAACAACTTCATCAGAGGTAAGCCCACGATCTTCCAGAAGCTTAGGGCTCATGTACATGTTTTCTGGTGACGCATAAAAGAACCCTAATAAGTATTTGAGGATTTTCAAAGAGTCTTCATCTAAGAGTTCACCACATAGAAGCTCATATGCGAGCAAAACTGAACCATCTAACGAGTCAACACCATATTTACTATGCTCATCACGATCAAAGATCTTCACCGTATCTGGGTCATCATTCTCTTCATTGTCGTAATCTGATGCCGCCATATACTCAAGGGACTCATGTGTGATACCCGAATCATCTATAGAGTACCCGTAAACATATGCCCTGTCGTTATGTTCAACAGTCCAAGCGTATGTTGATTCCTGATCTGATGCATTCTTATTAGGGGTATAAGATCGTTTGTTTCCCTGCAACCCTTCGACGATACTGTGGCAGGCTTCTAGGAAGTTGGTTTTACCCCCACTGTTGGGTCCATAAACGCCTACAGAGGTGAATGGTGTACCATCCTCGTGGGTGAAGAATATGCCCTGTTTAGTTTTGAAGTTCTTATGGTTTTCAACCCAAAAGTTCATTAGACGCATGATATGGTTCTCCTTATTATTGCGGCGGGGGTACGATGTTTTTGGTTTATTTGACGTGAGATATAGTAGCATGATCACACTAATATTCCATCATGCTTGCTGTAATATTCCTGTAATATTCCAGCAAAGAACCACGGGGGGGGGGGAGATGTGGTGATATAGTGTTATTAATCTACACAACAATTGAAAGGAGTCCAGAATATTATGGGTGTATTAAAAACTATTAAACATCAGGCAACCAAGCTCTTCTACATTACAGCTTATCTAACGCTTATTGTCTCGGGTAAAGCAGTCAATCAGATCAAATATTACGGAGAAGTCTACCTAATGATTGGGTGCTTGATTGCAACCGGCTTCATTGTCCAATTACCTGAAGATTCTCGAAGTGGTGCAGGATGGGCACTGTTTATCATCACCAATTTGTTGGCTATTCCTTATGCTTTCGCTGAGGGAAGTATCTTAAATTCTCATGTTCGAGGTCTACAAGGAACTAGGTAAAAATAATGAACATACTAAAAACTATCAAGTACCATATCGTTAAGGCTGTTGTAGTAGTAATCTTGCTGTCACTTCTAGTTCGGAATAAAATCTGCTACCACATGGATGTGTGGGTTGAGGACTACTTGATTCTGAGCTCAGGGGTATTTATCTGCTCTGCTGCTGTTTATTTCACGACTCCTGAGAAGCCACTATGGAATTTGGCTATCATATTGATATCTGGACCCATATTCATATTCAGTGCTGTTTATCATCACATGTACTGGAAATACTGGAATAGCCAGCATGTAAAAGTAGCCCAGTTAGGGGAGTAAGTTAGCAACTTTATGAACACATATGAAAACTAGTTTAGGAGGTGACTAGGTTGAAGAAAACAGAGTCTTCCACGAAGCACTATTGGCTATCACGAAAATACGTTATTGGTTTTTTTAAACTGGTGGTGGTTAATATGGTTGGTGCTTGGTGTTTTGCTTCGGGCTATCCGTTTCGGTGGCTTATTGATATGCCTAAATTCTTTGCTGGGGTTTTTGGTGTTCACACCGAGAATATGTACTTCAAGGAAATTGGTGAAGAGTTTGTGAATATAAATAATCAAGCATCAACCGTACAGGCACCAATATATTTTGTTTTTACCATGTTACTGGTTTTAGCCCTAATCTTTATACCTACTTCCTCGGGTAAGAAAAAGGATAATAACGATGCGTAAAATATATGAAGCCACCAACCGGGTTCTAACAGTTACTATTGATACGGCTATTATTCTATACCTAATGCTTATCCTGCTGATGGTGGTTGATCCTTCAACACATCTTTTGCTAAATGTGACAGACTATATTGGGGAAACATACTCTAAACTTCCTATACCCCACAATGTTCTCGTGCCAGACTGGGCATGGGGGTTCTCGGTGCTCGTCGCATGGAATGGTATCGTGATTGCTCGCGGAGTTTACCTGTTAGACAGATTAGAAAATCTAGTCAAATATGTGAGAACTAAAAAAGCTAAGAGATCATCAAGCAAATTAGCAGGACATCATCACAACAGTTAGGAGCATCCTCATGCAAACTTTAACCAAATGGCGCAATTTGAGCGAATACTTGGTAAACATATTCGTTTATTTAACACTTTGCACGTTATTAGCATTATTTATTATGGTAGGTTTAGACCTAATCTCATTTTTCCCCTATGTTAACGACCATCATACTGAGATAATGAACTCCCTGTTACCCATACCCCATGACGCAAATAGAAGGTTCGTAATTCTTTTGGCGCTGCTGATTATTATCTTGCTTGCCCTTTTAAAATCTCCTCAAGTTTTAGGCAAACTAGTTCAGCATGTTTACGCTAGGACAGACTCGAAGACAATGGACAATAACGAAGGTGAAACTTTATAACATCTTCAAAAGAGGAAACAACATTATGATTGGCAACTTATTAACTATCCTAGAACCGAAACCGGTAAAAGAATCTAGGAAGCTTCTCTTCAATATTCTTGAAGAAGAAAAAATCGACTATGAGCGCATGCGTAACACTATAGGTAAGACCCCAACTAGGTTCGCTAGGAAACTAGATCAGAATCTTAAACTTAGTTCATCTATCTTTGTTGCTTCACTGGTATCTGTATTTTTAATGACTTCTGGTGTTTGGCTCTACTGTATTCATAGTGTCGCTAATATGCTGGGTACAGTAGTTTCAGACACAAACGTTCTAGCAGGTGTAACCACTGGGTTATTAATCATTTCACTTATCGTTTTTATGGCATCAGTACTTATCGGCGGGTTCGCATCTTTCTTCTTACTACGGTATCTGGTGCGAGCAGGATTCCGTAAAGATCAATAAACAAGACTAAAGGAAACGAATAATGCGGAACACAGAGTATAACAAATTCCTCAAAGAAAACAACGAATACTTCAAAAACAAGATCCGTGAAGACCTCAACAAGCTACCCCACACCCCAGAAGGCGCAGGACAGGCACTCAACATTGCATCCAGCCAAAACCTCACCCTAGAGGAAAGACAACTCGGGCTAGACCATTTCTTCAACATCTTCCCTGACACATACCAGGATCAGGTGCACTATATGGATTTTAGTGGAGCAAACATCGCAAACATCGTAGGACTACCTAGTGGCGCGCCACTGGTACTTGAGGGTACCAAAATGGGGGGGGTGATCGAGAACCAGCTTGTAGCATCAGACCTCACGAATGCTGACCTGTCTGACGCGCGCATTGATGGGTTGGCTCTCATCGACTGCAGGGTTAGAGGACTGAAAATTGATGTTTCTGATCTTGAGAATATGTTGTTTGCGTTCTCCCCTGACGGGCATTCGATTATTCTTATTAACCCTGAACGTTCACGGAAGCTTAGGAGTGAATACGGGTATTTGTTGGAGTAAATCGGAGATATTTAATGTTATTCACTGCTCTAAACTTTGTTATCTATCCCAGAAAAATCAAAATTTAGAAAGGATTTAGGAGCCCTACATGTTGTTATTATCACTTTGGTTAGCTAAAGATATGGTAGAGGAAGCAGAAGCTCGAGGGGAACCTTTCACTGTCAAGAAAGCTTTCATAGATGTATTGGAAGTAACGGCTATAATGCTCATATTAATAATTGTTGCAGAGATTATTCTGTGTTAACTAAGAACTCAAAAGAGCGGCGTATAGGTAGCGCACCCCCCCCTAATCATATCCTTGATGAAGGAAATATATGAGGCTAACCACCCAGATTATGACCTACAAAAAAACTCATATGACTCTCAGTGCTGAAACGTTTGGCTTGTACACTGATTCTATTTTGGGAAAGAAATGTGCCCAAACAATTAATGCTTGGGAGAAGAGCTCGGGTTTGATGTTTACTGATCTTTAGCTTGTGACTGCCCATAAAAACGGAGGTTGGGTACTGTTCTAAATACTTGGAAAGCAGTACCCAACACCCATATTTTGTTTGCGGAGACAGGTATTCCTATTGTCCCCAGTCCCGCCCTAGTAGCTCTTTTTCGGTGTGTTCCAACATATCTACCAGTTCTCCTCTGTCTGCTTTCATAATGTCGTCTGAGATGCGGGTTTCTGGTCTGGGGGTGCTACTGTACCCCAGTTCTAGGGTTAGTTTTGGGATGAGGAACAGCTCTTCACATTCCAGAACTGTGAAGTACCTGTCACCATCGTTTTCAGAGTAGTATACACGGTAGTGCCTACCATCCGGCGTGGTGATGATAGCCGAGTAGTCGATGCTATCATAGTTATCCGTGTATTCTACTTGTTTGTCATGAACGCGGTTTTCTTCATAGTATTCTTCGAGTTCTTCTTCAGTAAAGTACTGGGTCTTCATGTGCTTCAATCCTTCCGACTAATCTACAGTTGCTAACGCACCAAGCTTATTAATGGGGTGCCACCATGTTTTTTTGATGGCACCCCATTTTTATGGTTTATTGATTTTTGTTTAGAATGGCGTCCAATGAGATTTTGTTTCCCAAGCTGTCATGGTTCCCAATAGTTGTTTCTTACTAGTTGATTCGAGTAGATGGATACTCTCAGAAACGGCTTTGGCGTACCTTACTCCAGTATTGAAAGAAGGGTTATGCTTCTTGCCGCCCCAACCTGCACCTTCTTCTTTCTCATATTCGAGAATAATGTTTAGTATGCTTACAATAAGTTTAGCGTGAACAGAATCATCAGTGTATCCTTCGAGGCACTGTATTAGATGCCTGATCTTACCCCAATATTCTGGGGCATATGGGGTAACTTCCTGAATATCATACACACCAGCGTTGTCCAATAGTCGTGTTAAAGCAGTGGCGGCTTTACGCAGATCCTTTTTCTTGCCTTTACGTGGTGCACGCCAAACATATTTTAGTGCTGACCCGAGCCAGAACGGTAAATATTCAGCGATCTCATGCGAGTAAATACCGTTGATGGGTTCGTACTTGTCGCCTTTGTTAGTGTTTGGTAGGTTAGTCATTATCTTGGTTCTTTTCTTCTGAAATGTTGTCAATAAACTCTTTAATAATAGCCTCATTGACATCATATATTTCGTCACGGTGAACATACTCGTTATTCTTTAATCGTTCTAAGTAGTCTTTATATACGGACTCTATATGATGGTGTAGTCGCTTGAGATTATCAGTTGATGTTTCATGAGGAAACGCATGTAGGAAGAAGTATCCTTCATGGAATTCTAGTTCTTTAATAAAATTGCAAGATGTTTTAGCTGCTTTGAGTGTGTCATATTCTTGTATCTTTACATTAATTTCGGACGTGCCAAAAGTCATGTCGTTAATCATGAGGTTTAAACCCTGAGATAATACATGAATTTTTGAGACAATATTACTCTGTTTTGCAGTGTAGGGTAGCAGGATACCTCTATCAATATCTAGTGTCGCTTCAATATATAGGACACCTGGTTTTGGCTTGTTGGGCATTATTTATTCCTTATCTCTGGCTGTTAATGGTTTTTGGGCTATACATGCCAGCATGAGTCACAGTTAGGTGCCGTGCATTTGCCCATGTTGCCTCTCATTTGTTCGTTGAGTACAGTTTCGAGGGTTTTATCGTCTACAACCCCAGTAGTGTTGTATTGGGTGGCAACAGCCTCTAAACGTGCTTTCTCGCGCCAAGGGCTAATGTTCTTACGTGATGCTGATGCTAACGCTCGTGGACGCCCCACACTGCCCCTAGAACGGTCTTTGCTCTTATGTTTGCGAGAAACGTTCTTACGGTACATAATTAAACCTAACTAATAGACGAGTCCTTTCTCTCTAACTATAACCCAATGTTCCTCTTTTTCCCAGAATATTAAGACAAAAATATAAGGAGAGGTCAGATAACCCATGACCCCTCCAATATCTAGACAACTCTATGCTTTAGAATCCCAATAATCTCCAAAAGCTTTTTCCAGATCTGAGCCAGCATCATTAATACGGACACTACGTAGACTATCGTTACTGAAACTATCAAGCTCAAGATCCTGGTTAAGTTCGTCTAAAATACTATCAACTTTTGTTTCAAGAGCTGTTAGCTCATCACCAGTTATCAGGTTTGTGCAGATCAGAAGATCAGTATAGTTATCGCATTCTGGAACGAACTCGTTTAAAGTTTCGCAACTAGCCGTAGCAGCATACAGGGTTTCGTATTCTTTAGTCATTATTTTGATCTGGCTAGCCCCGAAGGATACTTCACTGGCTAGTTCACTAAAGTCGGATATTTTATTCTCAAGTTTCTTGATACGTCCAGCAAGTTTACCTGAGTAAGGGATACAAACCCTCACCTCGTACTCGTCAGAACCGAAATTGATAAAAGATATAACAATAACACTTGGTTTATTACTAGTTTTCTCCATACTCTACATACTACCCCCACCAAAATACTTGGTTCTACTTATTTTTTGAATATTTCTGTGATGTAGTATGCCAACCTCTACAGAATGAGCACCAGTAGACTCTTCGTTCTGCCCTGTCGTTTCTGTGGCTCATCATTTTACTGAGAGCTATCTTAGCGGCTAGTTTGTCTCGGTACCTAATCTTCCCTGTTTTGCAATGTTTTCTCACTCTATTAGATTTTCTGTTCTTGCCTTTACCCAAACAAAAACACCCCCCAACACACGAATATTCCTAAACTATGTTTGCTTATCCTAAACAACTCAGATATGCTTGAGACAGCAAACAAACAGTAACACTAAACAACATATTAATACACAATGGATATACGAGAACTACAAACAGGATTTGTGATCCTAAGCGCTAACGCAACAGAAATAACAGGCTACCACGGAAACATGGCTGGTGGTTCTGGACGACTGTTTACCGCACAGTACTCCTCTAGGGGTAACCTCTGGGGGCAAACAAGTGTAACCACTAGAAGTATTAGCGGGTCAATGGTTGGTAACCAAGTTAAGGCTGATCCGCTGGGCGGTGTTGTCCTGCAGGGTGTCAGTAACCTTTTCTTGACTGCTAAAAACGGTATGCAGAGCGACGGCTCCGGCATATACCCTAACCAAGGCGAGTTCGTTATTAACCCTAGAACCATTAAACACCCAGGAAACGACACTATACCTATTTCTAGGATTAATGGGGATAGGGTAGCTGACCGTTTCATGGAAAGTTTCGCACCAGCTGGTAAAGAGAATTCCCAGTATCTCCCAGAGTATATTGGTACAGGAAAATACGGGTGGAATGACCTGTACCGCCCTTCAGGATTTAATGAGGATATTATTACAAGCCACCTACATAACCCGTTAAACGAGAACGATACACCGCACTGGTTACCATTACACCAGTATTATCATGCGCGCCTTGGGCATGAGCTGTTCTCTGCACAGAAGAAGAATCAACCGTATGGGTTGGCCGCATCTAAACTGAACGAGTTGAGTGCAGACCGAACTATCCTTGATGTTGCAACAGACCTTGAGAAAAAGGTTGATGAAAGGAACCAGAGACTAACAGTGAGGATGACCGTTTTCCTGCCTGGTGGTGTCAAGAACTGGGGAGCCTCGGTGGCTGCGAAACATAATTATGATCTTCATGATCTGCAGAGGTATGAGAACATTCCAGAGATTTATTTACCTTATAGTGAGTGGTTGTTGAAGGCTTATGGGCTGTCTGAGGCTGGTCAGGTTGAGGGGCAAGCTGCACTGTTCTAGTTGTACTGTTTTTGTGGTTGCGTATATTTTTATATACAAGTGTTGGGTGAGAAAACCAGATTTATGGCTCTCTCACCCAACATTTTTTACGATAAGCTAGCCACTGTGAGGTCTTCTACCCGCCCAGCAGCTACCCTGCAAAGCTCCTGCAGTTTTAGATAGTATTCATTTGCTGCATGGTTGTTACGTATTATTCGATACTCAAGAAGTTCACGAACCTTCTTCTCATGTTTATGCAGGTCTTCAAGTATTTTTGCATAATCATAATGAAGATTACCGTCACACAAAATTTCTTCAATACTCATTAAAGCAAAATCAAACGCATATTTCAGTTGAATAAACTCCTGAACAGGATCACCATCAGGCAACGCAACTATAACATATTTGAGAACTTCCTCCTCAGCATCAGTAAAACCACTATAAGAACAAAGATTCAAACCAAGCTTCTTAAGTTTCCTACCACGACGTAACCCAAAAAACACTTGATACTTTGCCCACCAGAAATCTTCTTCTCGCTGCATTATCTTTTTTCTCCTCACACAGAAATTACTAATAAGGTAAGTCGCCTAAACCTTCTAGTATCTTCCCAACAGGAATAGCCCCTGTATCACAATCAGATTCCCCAGAACCAAACCTGACCCTCTTATCCCACAGCCCATGTGGCAACTCTCTATCATAATATTCCTCAAAGTTATCATTACTGGTATTTCTACGTATCTTCAACACAAATTTATTTGGATGCTTATCATCAACATAAAAACATTCAAGGAATTTGTTGATACCAGGATCTTTATCAACATATTTGAGTAGTACCGGTTCACTTGGGGATATGGGTCGCATAATTTGAGTCATCCTATTATCCATCCAAGAAGAACCCAACACGAATACATCTCCATCAGGAGCATGATAAAGCATCTGGAATTTTAGAAGCATCTCCCCAACACGGTTAGGGACATATGATAGTTCTAAGAAAATATCTCCTGAATCACCAAACTTATTCAGAACATCAACGGGGTTTGGAACATTGTTTGGTATTCCACCAATAATATATCTAACAGGTAGAATATAATTATTATTACTGGTAAGTTTTTGATAAGTTTGCTCATATTTTAAACGCATAGAATTTAGATGATCCACAATATTTTGTGGCAAGTTGCTATAGTATGTGCTAGATTCAATATAGAATATTCTATCCTGATTTATTATCAGATAGTCTAGACATTTCCTGAATGTATCTAGATCTGCTTCCATATTCAGTTTTTTAATACAATCGTCTATCTTCTGATGTATTTTTTGAAAACGCAGTATACCTAGCGACTTTGGGTGATCTATAATCCGATCCCTAATCTCTTCTTCCTCGCTATTAAGCCCCATATACGTATAAGGGTATAGTATGCATTCTGCACGGATCACATCAAGTTCACTAGTGTATTTTAGTGAGCCACCTAAAGATAGTTCAAAAGCCTTTTTAAAATCTTCTGAACGTTGATTAACATGCTTCTTTTTATGCCTCATGATTGCTGTGCACCAATCCTGTCGTTTTTTCTATTACCATGTTAGAAGGTAGATACTGTAACTGTATATTACCTAGAGATAGCAGATGGAAACTTTGGTTCATAGTTGTTGGGGTGAGACTCCATCCAGTCAACCCAGACAAGCGAGTTGGTGGTGGCGAATACTAGGTTGTCCATTTTTATGGCTCCTCATACTGGTGTTTTTATTGTCTTATTCTAAGTAGACACCATGAGGTGGCGTGGTTGCAAGTTTATTCGTAATATTAAGCGAATATTGAATCTTGGGCACATAGTTTAGGGGTTGCCTCATGCGGTATATGCACAAGACAACCTCAGTTTTTTGTCTATTTGATAGTAGATTCTACGAAGCAGGAGCAGAACGCCAGAGAGATTTCAGCTTATTTTCTAGATTATCAATAGTAGCTATTTCCAATATTGATTGTAGACGCTTAAACAGATTAGAATTAAGAGCACACTTGAAAGAATGGATCTTAACATAAGAATGATTCAAACGTTCTGTCACGTCACAAGCGTAAACAGCTTCTCGAACTGAACCAGCTTCAACAATGCTTGCTCTCGTCAAATCATATTCACTGCCGCCACCATACTTATCATTAAAAAACTGAACAATATCCTCAGCCTTCTCCCTGTTCTGCCCTCTAAAATGGAAAAGATACTGGGCACCCTCAACAACATTTGCGTATTCGCCAGTGTATTCGATAAGGTCTAGTACTAGTATCCCTGTACCATTCCATTGGTTATTATTCATAGTATTTTGTCCTTTTCCTACGTGAAATGTTATTTATTTCTTTTAATCTAGCAGAAGTAAGAGAGAAGACTCCTCATGTCATTACTTGTGGTTATGAGCCTACGTTCTTTCCAACACAGCGAGTCCGCCTTCTATAAGCTCCTTATGATAGTCACCTACTATACGGCTAGCTTCCTTATTCCTGTAAACTACAGGATGGGTTAAAGTCAAACCGATCATAGTTTCTTGCTCAAATAATGCTTTACGTAACCCAGGAAAATCATTTTGTGTACCATTAGCTATTGCGCTCTTAATATCCTTCAAAGATCGGGCGAACGTAATCTTAGCGAACATGAACCGTCGAACAGGATCAACAACTGGCAGCTTATGCATAACAAGGCAATACGTCTGTTTTTCCTTATCCGTGAGATCATCATATCTACTGATACGTAACCCATATTTCCTACGCTTACTCAAACTACCAAATATAGCCGCATCGTCCGCACGACGAAAATCTTGGTATCTTTCATCTGGGTCAAACAACATAACTACTCTCCTATTAGATCAGCACGAAAAGCTTTATGATTACAATATAGAATATATTTACTCCATTAACCAAGCCATTCGCCTTGAGAGCCTACGAGCATCAACCCACATGAGGACACCTACAAAACCAACAAACATGTGCTCTGCCAAGAAGCGAGGATGAGGGAAAATAAAGCTATTAGAGGCAAATATAAACGCACCATAAGCAAATACTGCTAAGCATAAGATAGATGTTGCTCTAAACATGAAAAACCATATGTTGGATAATGTAAACAAAATTTTCGGAAACATTTTAAAATATACCTTTCTTAATGTTGTAAACTTATCGTCTATTAATAAGTTCCATCTGAGGCTTTATCTACTAGTGAAGTCCTGTTTAGTAACAAGTTCGGAGAATACTTTGATGGGGGACCCCATATTTCACGGATTTTGGATAGATAGTCTTCCACTAGGTTGTATAGGTGACGCGAAATATCATTTTCATTGAACACATCAAATGTAGCGATTAGTTTCTTCTCTGTGATTGGCTTATCTATGACGTACACGACGAAAGTCGCCCACTCATTCCAGCCTTCATCAAATTTTAAAGCAACTTTACATGCATATTTAGCAGCACTTAAGGTTGGTGCTTCCTCCATGTGAGCTTCAAGAATTATATAGCGGTTATATTCTCTAGTAGGATGCTCAAACCATTCCTCACTTTTCGCATAGGTGGCACGCCCAATATTATTGATATGGTCACACAATGAACGCACAATCCCGCTATTATCCGCAGTGTAAGGCACAAAAAATTTTGTTCCCTCAATATTTGCATTCCAGTCCTCACCTATAATGTGCTCTAGTAGTGAAATACATAAAACACCTGGTTTATTATTCCTAGTCACAATATTTTCCTTACTCGAAAAAGTTCACATTTCCACGTCGATTGGTCCGCTGTTTGGTGATATTTCTCCTGGGGTTATGGTTTGGTGCCCTGCAGGTAGTTTCTTATCAAGCCAATCAAGCAATGCGTCTATTAGCATGAGTTTTCTCTATTCTTTGGCGTAGGCTACGAATAGTCCGTTGCCTCCCATTTTTATATCTACATTATTGAATATGCCTTGAACGGTGCGAACACCAGATGTTATAGGCGCGCTACTGGGGAGCAAAGGAAGCTTCATGGGTGCACCTGATAGGATACGTAGCTTTTCGCTTGGGGTGTGGAACAGGATGTCCTTACTAACCCTATGTGGGGTAGAGGTTTTAGAACTCCCCGTTTTAACTGTTTCCTCAACTTCTAGATACCCCAACAACTGCCACCCTTCAACAGGGTCGTACTGGTTCTGAATAACGAGATATGGGTCGCTAACATTCTCGGTTCCATATTTGCCGTTTTCTTGAGACTTATTAAAAAGATCATTAAGTGACACATTATCCGCAGGGCACAAGTAGAAGCACTCAAACCCCTCTTGCTCCACTTTTGACTTATAAGCAGCTAATACGTCAAGATTTTCTTTCAACTCCCATAAACGAACACGGGCATCACTGAATCGGCGTTCATGGTCTTCAGAAAGCCACACTTCGGCACCGTTCAGATCATAATGTAGTTGTTTAAGACGCTCCGCATAATCAGGGATCCACATGCGGCTAGCTTCACAGCGAAACTCTTCGATTTTATCTAACGTTTTAATCATACGGTACATGGATTTAACATCATGCCCCACGTGATCATAAAGAGTAATTAAGGCATTCTCAACTTGAGAAGAGTATTGAGAGTCAGAATATCTCCAGCTTCCCTTCTCTATTAATAGGGTAATAGCGTATCTGTTTGCGTCTTCACAGTTTACGAACTCACGCTCAGGGGATCCAGGCTTAAATGAATATGATCCCCTGATTTTTTGTACGTATTCGAATGCTTCGTTTATGCTGTATGTTGGGTGCTTCTCTGACATTGGTGATCTTCCTTTTGCGGCGTGAGCACATATACTCAATGTGCATAGATTGTTTTTAGTAGCTTGGGAAACCTACTTGGGTTCGGTATTTTCCCCAGTATTTGTTAAATAGGTCATCTAGTTTGTACTGTAGAGTGTATGGGCTCAGGTTGTCGTATATTGGAAGCTGTAATCTAATTTTCATATCCTTCAACTGGTTAGCTGGTATAGCCCACTCGGAAACAATAATATCAACACTAGAAGAGTCAAACTTTTGAACCATGTGACAACCATATAAGGCTTCCTGAACAGATTCAGCATCAACTATTTCCATACTCAGATTATATGCTTCATCATCAAACCCTCTAGATTTGTTAAAAGCGTCTACGATACTTTCTACAAGGGTACGGTTACTAGCCGTGAACGGGGCAAGATACCGAGTGCCTTCAACAGTTCCTAAATATTCACCAGTATAGTTTATGGTGTTCACAACTAGTATTCCAGGTTTGTTGGTGTTCATCATCTTTTCCTTTAATTAAGGTAGGTAACGTTACGTTTTGTTAACAACTACCTTACATAACTTACATAGTGTTTACATCTACCTTAACTAGATTAGGCTTCTTCGGTTTCTTGAAACACCTAGACTCATGCGTTCTCTTGTAGCCGTTTTCCACCGCCTTATATGCGTCCGCACTAATAAAATTAGGTGGGTTGAAACCTGTGAATGCTAAAGACATAGCCTGGTTAAAAGTAAGTGACTTCTCAAGATTTGAGGATTCCTTATTCAACCATGTTGATACTAGCTCTTCATAAGTGTCAAGGTGTTTCGGAAGAAAATACTCTAAGTTACCTAAAATCCCGTGTATATACCTCACATATACTTCATGGTTTTCAGGCTTGTTAGAAACATGTTCTATAAATTCTTGAGGGGACTTGAATCTAAACTCTAGAACAGAGTCACCAGCGTTCACCCGAATATCGATCCCGCCGAAAAGGTTTGGGTATTGCACGGATACTTTGGGTTTGTACCCTAACTGTTTGCGTGGTTTATGTGTAACTTTCTCCTCTCTAGTAGATAGAAATTTGCAGAGTTGGTATATTTTGTTGCCGTTGGTATGGGTGGGAAAAATTGTCATGGCTCATATCCTTTCCTGAACAACCTCTTACCCTAATAGATGATTCCATAGTATTCATATTTGCAGAACATTTCAACACATGACACGTTTTAGGGTAGTATGTTAAGAAGAAAAACACCATCTAAGGGGCACATGTGAAACATGATGATCAGACGGAGCTTAAAACCTCTAGCCTATTCAATAAAGTATCCACACAAGCAGATAAGTATAAGCGTATAACCTACGGATTCTCACAGGCAAAAATCGTTTTGGGTATGGTTGTTGCTGGTTCTATGCTCATGTTTGAGGTGCATACCGATAGGTTCTGGTTGTTTATTGCTTTATCCGCCACGATGCTGGTATTCATACTTGATCTTGTTTCTGGGGTGTACAAACCAACCAAAAAATGGGTTACCTACAGGACACTAACGGAGGGTGTTAAAAGTAGCACTTGGTTGTATGCTGTACATGGCTCACCATATGATACCGAAAACAACGCTAATGATACTTCTAAATACCGCTCAGATCTTCTCAAATATTCTAAACAACAAGATTTGAAACCATACAGTGTTAACCCACACTATATTTCACCCAATACTAAAATTATTCGTGAATCATCATTCACCAGAAGAGAAGAAATCTATTTGCACAACAGAGCAAAACCAATGCTCGAATGGTATAAGAAAAGGGCAACCCACCATAGACGTTTAGGCTGGTTTTGGAAGACTATCCTCACTATCTCTGAGGTAACAGCGATTGTGCTACTCGCTGGACAAGCTACAGGACTATGGGACTCAAACCTTTCAGCAATACTTGGTGCATTCCTTGCAGCTGGCACATCATGGTCTGCCGCGAAGAAACACCCTATACTCGCTAACATATACAAAAATACTGTAACCGAACTTGAAAAATGGTTGCCAGAACTCAAGAACTATCCTAAAGAACAAGACTGGGGTTACTTGGTTGGTAAGTATGAAGAAATCCTGACAGATGCAACCAAAAAATGGGGAGAGTTCAGGTTAAACAACAACTAAAAAAATAACGCCTAGAAGAATAATCTTCTGGGCATTATTTTTTCTATCCAGATACAGGAAGAATAGATCTAGAAGGATAGTTCTGACTATAAAGCCATTCCAACTGTTTTGGGTTATCGTACCTTATGGTATAAACAACTAGTTCCAAACCATCCGAAATATATATTTTGTCGTCTTCTGGGAGTTCATCATAACTAGGTACACCTTTTAGGAAGAAAGAGGAACTATGTAATGTTCTATCTACCTCTGGTAACTTACCAATATAGTGAAGTATAGTTGCTAATGTTCTTGCACCAGAAACCACCTTATATTCGTTTGTATATTCTACTAAAATTATACGTTCAGGTAGTGGTATTCCCTTTAAGAAAGCAGAAACTATATTACTGTATGTTTTATTGTTCCCAACATCCTTATAGGGCTGACCAGCTGAGTCGATCTGAATCTTCCCACTGGAATAATCTTCCACAAAACTACTGATTGGTACAGTGCAAACACTGTACTGCCCCATATTTATTCTTGTTGATACTCTCATAAATTCCACCTAGTTATTGTATGTCCCATAAAAATCAACAATACTTTCATGATCAATGTCCGACGCATGCGGGTCAAGCTTAATAATATTCACATGTATACCACGTAGAAGTTCTTCCTGCTGCTCCTCAGATAGTTTACTAAACTCAACATCGCTCAATCTAGGGAAAATATTGACCTCATCGCTCAATGTTCTTCTCACGCTAGGCATACCACCTAGATAGTGAATGATCGTAGCCAATGTTCGTTCACCGCTGACAATAGTCAAGCGTCCCTTGCCCAAGTTCTCTGCAACAATAGGTTTCGGGAACGGTAACCCTAAGAGGAATGCTGCGATTGTGTCACTATATAAATGGTTTGTACCCTTATCCCGATACGGGTCTGGGGTTGAGTCACCCATACCCAAGTACGGGGAGAAACTAATCATCCCAGCATGCCAGTAATGATGCAATAGTTCACTAGCTGGGATTTGGTAGGAGAAAGAAGTGAGATACTGGTTCTTCCTGATGAACTCTTTAGCTGTTTCTATGTTGCTCATATGTTAATCCTATAGTCATGAGTTAGTTAGATGTTTTTGCAATCTTCTTGGTAAAAATACCTGCCCTGTTCCCTATCCACATGCGAGAAGATGTGAACAGGGATTTTCAGTCCCATAATATTCCAAATGTCCCATTGTTCTTGCTCATTGAAGTTTTTGATACCTTCGGGGAACAACGATGTCTCATGGAGAGTACGGTCATGGAGTTTATGTTTCCCGCTGATTCCGACATAGTTCATGATTGTCACTAGTGTCCTGCCACCATGCACGATCTCATAGTTTTTACCGTTGTCGTGGGCGATGATCGGTTCGGGTAAGGGTAGTCCCGCAAGGAAAGCTGAGATGATGCTACTGTATTTTTTACTGTCCCCGCTATCACGGTACGGTTCCAGGTTTTTGTCATATATGAAAGACCCGTCCTCCTCGCAGTACATTGATAATAATGTTACTGGAATAGCGTGAATATCGTACTTGTAGTCACGCTCGGGGGTATCGGGTTTAGATGATTCATAGTTTTTGCTCATGAACCTATAATACCCCCTATTTTTGGTTTTAACAGGTTATATAACCTTAAAAGCAAAAATATTGGGTGGTTAAGTAAACCATAACTACCTAACCACCCAATATTCTAGAGCCGATTTTTAACGATTATCATCCAATGTTCTAAACAGGTTTAGGACATCATCATAGCATTCCTCATGTTCACTATCATCAGCAACAATATTCGACAGCCCATATGCGTGATCTCTTAAATCCTGGGTGTCTTCTACAAGAGCTTTAATGTCTTCTGTAGGTTTCAGATCAATATTGATAACCTCCACATCAACGTAATGAGTCAGAATATGTGTACCAAATACAATTCCATCTATATTATCTGAAACATGTTTATCTGCAAATATTCTAAGCTCGCCATGTAAATCGTTTTGTAAAACATATTCATCATATTCTTCGAGCCAACCAATGAGTTCATCAATATATTTTTCTTGATACCCATAATATGGGAGGGTTACTAGCCTTACTGCTCCTGGGTGTTGCCCATGCTCACCCCATGTTGTCTTGTCAAAGGTTAGAACGAGCAGCCCTGGTTTACCTTGTTCTGTAGCCATAATATTGTTCCTCCATAGTCACATAATTGACAGTCTTCTTACCCCCCCCCGTATTAAAAACAACCTTATAAACAATTGTTCTCATAAAAGGGTGGGGCATCCTCTATGTTAAAGGTGCCTCCCCAAGCATTATAAATACTTCCTACACCCTATTCATATTTTCTATATTCGTCATGAAACAGCGTAACAGGAATCTCGAATTCCAATATAGGTGCCCATAACCCTATTGGTGAGTATTGCGATGTTCGAGAAATATTTGGCATCCCACCTAAATAGTGAATAATTGTTGCCAATGTTCTACCCCCAGAGGCAACCGTGGAATATTCGCGGCTACCCTGCAAGATAATTGATTCAGGGAACGGTATCCCCTTCAACAGTATCGAGATAGTGTCACTATAAGCACTTTTATCTTTAATGTCACGGAACGGCTCATCTTCTTCATCTAGGCGAATTTTTCCGTCTGTGTAACCCTGCAGAAGAACACCCAATTTCACAGACCCCACACTGTATTTGTCGAATCTGATACTTGTAGTAAAATCCATTATTTTTTCTCCTCTGTAGTTTTGTTATGAAACCAACCAACACTGCTACTAGTGGCAACTATTATTGTTTGAGTCTTCAATATCTCCTATCCCTAAACTAGGAGGGATATATTTATTGATGGTCTAGCTTTCTAGCGAAAAAATATTGGCAATGATACCTCGAACCTCACTGGGTTCCCAATCAACCTCGTATTCTTCACCATCAATACGGATATTGATACTGGTTATAGTGTGGATACTGTACCCTTCATAGCTTGGGGTAAGTTCATAGATTTCGTCGTAGAATGATGCTGCCACAGTTTTAGAGCGTATTTCTTGCTTATCGAAACCGTATTTGTGGATCAGGTATTCTTCTGCTACTTCGTCGTAATCTGTGCGTATATCAATATAATTGTTTCCTTCTTTAGACCACATCAGCTCTTCACGGGAATTAAAGAAATCTTGCAAGATGACGATTCTTTGCAATAGCTGCTCTGTGTATTCTATGGGGAAACTAGCCTTTTTGGTGATATAGTCACCATCGTTCCAGTCACCTACAATAGTGACGATGATCTGCCCGTCTGGGGTTGGTTGTTTCTTAACAAGCTTCATCTTTTAAACCTCCTTCATTCATCTATCATGTTTAATATAAAGAGCCACAGCACAAGACACATAAAAGAACAATGCTAGCACCAAACTCACATACCCAGATATTGGTACCTGCATACCTGTTAAGTACATGAGAAGAAAACCACAGGAAACACCCAATGTCACAATGCTAAGAACGTAGGCTACCTCAACAATTGGCATCAACAGGTGTATCCAACCATTCCATAAAAATTTTGTTATAGCCACAATAGTAGCAACAGGGTATATGACTAGGTTACCTATATTATGTATCATCAATGAAGCCTCTTCCTACTACAAATTCCACATCCAATAGTATTCAGACACAGCAGCAGCACCATAAATACCGTCTTCTTGGAACCTATCATTATGCTCCGTCTCAACAAAGGTTACAGGGATGGATCGCATACCCATAATCTCATCAACCTGTGTTGAAGTTAGGTTACTGAACTCCATATTTTCAAGACGAGGATAGATCGGAACACTATGCAATGACCTGTTATGCCCCGTATCGCAACCAAAATAAGTAAGTAACGACAGTAACGATTGATGCCCAGACACAATACGGATAACACCACTATCAACCCTAGGTGTACGGGTAGCAATAATAGGGTCAGGTAAAGGTAACCCAAGAAGGAAAGCAGCAATAGTCAGACTGTATTTACGCCGATAATACCCATCTCGGTAAGGTTCCATAATCAGGTCTTCATGATCCGGGAATATAAACCCACCAGTATGATAGGTTTCTATAGCTTCTCTTGGGTCAAGAGGGTATTGCCTGAGGTTAGGTTTCAGGTTCTTGATCATATACTGGTAGGCGCGGTCACGTTCGCTAACATTGTTCTGAGACATGTTGATTCCTGTTCTCGTTGTTATTTGGTTTATTCTTTATTCGTATTCTTCATCTAGTACACTAGCAATGTTTTCTATTACATCCCCTAGTAAATTTGAATTGCTATCTTTAGCGGCTTGTCTTGAATAAAAATCGAGAAGAGAGTAAAGCTCATGATGCATTTTCCATAAGTCCGTATGTGTTTCAGCTTGCCTTTTAATAGTCAATGTTGATTCTGGCTCTTCATTAAGAGCTTCATGCAGTAAAAGTGCATTTTGAAAGTCTTCCATAGAGCTAAACATGAAGTTATGCGTTTCTAATATTTTATTTTCATCTTGGGGATAAAGCTCAGCTAATTTAGAAATAATGGTAAGAATATCTGTTATAGCTTCGGAGACAGCAAAACTATAAGGGAATAGTAAAGTTTCTCCAACGTACATTGTCTCTGCTTTGATTACCATCAGTCCTAATGGCATGGTTTCTTTGTTGGTCATGTTCTTCCTTCCGTATTACTTGTTTTTTTATTTGGTTAAGAATTGCGCGCCGGCGAATGTTTTTGGCTTGTTTTTCGATGTGTGAGAAGCTTGGTGCTCCTGTTAAATCGGGTTCCGTATTCTCAGGTAGGTTATAGCGTGCCATAAGTATATTCCAATATTTCATGGCATCCTCAATACTGGGCGGCTGTATCTCGAAGGTCAAGTCAAACCTTCTCCATACTGCGCTATCGAGCAGGCTGGCATGGTTGGTTGCTGCCACAAATATTGTGTGGGATGGTAGCCTGTCCATTTGGAGTAGAAGTGTGGATACGAGGCGTTTAATTTCGCCTGTCTCCTGCGTATCGGATCGTTCCTTAGCGACCACATCAAACTCATCAAAAAATAGTACACAGGGCGATTCTGCGGCTTCTGTGAATACTTTCTCAAGCCTCCCAGCAGTCTCACCCAGAAAACTAGAAACAACATCCTCATAATGAACCACAAGGAATGGTAACCCAAGCTCAGCAGCAATAACCTCAGCCAACATGGTCTTACCGTTACCAGGTGTACCCTTCAAAAGGACACGATTACGAGGCTCAACACCATGCACAATAAGCTCTTGGGCATGCTCCTGTTCACGGATCAGCTCAATTATTTCTTGTTTCTGCTGTTCAGGAAGAACAATATCAGATAGTTTAGCTTCTGCTGTTTTCCTCCAAACTACAGAACCAGCAGAGTCATTAGAGACTAAAGATTGGGAATGATTCTTGGTGTTATCTACCTTGGAACCTGATTGACTGATTACTGATGATAACTGATCAGCCACAAAATGGTGTTCGTTCTGCCGCTCTTCCGAAACAATAGACTCAGCTAGTATTTTAACTCTAGAGGAGTCTTGGGTGAGTGCTGCTTTAACTAATTCTATGACGAGCTCTGATCGTGCCATTGGTTTCGTGTCCTAAAAATTTTTTTGGTTCTTTCTGCATACGATATTACCCAGAAATATAAAGATAATCCAGTAACCAACCATAGTGTTTCGTGACCTTGTAATTACAAAAAGTTGCGAAACCATCCCAATGGTGTGTTAGAGTAGAGGCATCACCACAAGTTCATAAGATGGGTCATTGAGATATAAGCCAACTGATCCACGTAGAGATCGCATACTCTACGGTCCCCGAGACTAACTGGGAGAACCAAAAACGCGACCCGACTTACCCTCGGGCTTAGCCTCCGTTAGATGGAGTCAATTAAAACGAGCGTAAATGCCAGCCAGTCGATCCTTGTGTCCGTGAGGTTCAAGGGGGACGGAGTGCCAAGACTGGGCGACCCTAATAAGGTGCTGTGAGGTATGGTGGTTGATTCCTTGCACGAGAGCTTACGCATATGCCGCCACTGTTCTTTGAGTAATTTCTTTGAACCGCAACGACCGACGATACGGATACTTCATTGGCCGGCTCGGTGAGCAGTTTTGTCTGTTTCTGATCCTAAAGTATTTTTGTTGTGCCCTGTTTCTTTCAAATGTTATATATTTGTTAGGAACAGGGCTTTCTCTCCCTCCGAGCCGTTTGCTTCGCCTCTCAATGAGCAGGAATTTGGAAAGGATGATTTTCTCTTTGATTTGCGTCCCTGTTGCTTTGATCTTTTAGGTTACGTTTCGTAGATGGATGTGGCTGGTTTTACTACTTAAGTTACTTGGGGGATTTTTTTATTTTTATCTTAACTTATTGAGAATGATTCTCGTTTATTTTTTATCTAAAACCATGCATAAACGGAATAAAAATACAAACAATCGAACATGCAACCTAATAAAGATACACCCAAACCATGTAACAATTGCACCACAACAGACACACCATGTAATATATGAACCATGAATACTAAGACCGAAACAACACTAAACACGCCAATCGAAGAACTAAACAACCTCCAAGCAGCCCATGAATACCTCATGAGTATTCAGCGAGCCTCATGGGCAGACCCCACCAACCCACGATGGAGAATAACCTCCCTCTTCGCCTCAGGTTACACCGCACACCACATCGCCGAAGTCACCGGAATCGAGCACTACAGGATTATTGCGGCAATCAACCACACCCATAAAGGCGTAAACACCGAAAAAATCCTTCGAGCAACCGCCACCACATCACGTAACCGCCTAATCTCGAAGAGCGATGAAGAACTTATTGCATCAGTAAAATGGTGGTGCGAAATCGACCCTAAAAACAGGTCAAGTGGAAAATATGGGGAAGAATACTCAGAACTTGGGCTTCCCTCCACCCATACCCTACGTGCACGGTTTGGTTCATGGGACGAAATCATGGAACAGGCTGGATACGAATCCGTATCACAATCCAAGAGGAATAACCGTACTGTCGCCCCTAAAGACCTTTCACCAATCCGTGAATACGTTAGCCAATGCCGTAAAAAGCAGCCGTCAAGCATCGGCTTCGGGCGTTGGTGCAAGAAGAATGATCGAGGTAGCGGTAGTGAGTTGATCAACCATTATGGTGGGTGGAATAACCTGCTTTTAGCTGCATTCCCTGACTAGTGCAGATCGAGAGCATTTAATACCTCCCCTGTAAAACCTATATGGGGGGTATTAAAATTTTGTAAACCAATACAAACCAATATAGGAAGTTCACGCATCATGGGAAACTCAACATTAAAAGCACGCTTCAACCCTGCAGGAGAATTCACTAGCGTCACTATCGACAACAAGTATGGTGCTGCAGGCGCTAAAACATCGGTAGACTACAAGCCAGACATGTCAAAGATACATAATGACGATGACTGGTATAACAAGTGGTTCAAACCAATGCGTGCAACCATCCATGAAGACTTTGATGGTGCAACCATTGATGACCTGTATATTGCTAACCTCAAATATGTTGATGAGGACGACAAGTCACTAAACTTCGAATGCGACCTGTACGAGCTTCACCCTGACTCTGATTATGATGATGTTGTCCAATATGCTTTAGAAGCAGCATATGATTTCTTCTCAACCCCATTCATTGATGAAGAAATATACTGCAACAGATACTTGGAATATTTCGATGAGGATGATGCTTGGGGTATTAAGCTGGATAATATTGAAGACATGGTTGAATCCTGCACTAAAGAAAACCTGTATAAAGTCACAACAGTCAGTAAAGGACTCGCCAACGTCTACTACAACAACAAAGAAATAGGATCCATTGAACAATACACAGGTGGCGGGTACAGCTTCGAAGGAAAATGGGCTGGCTACTGGGTAAACAACCAAGCCCAAGGATACGGGCAAGAATCTGACCGGTGGGCACATCAAGATTTCTTGGGTGACACCCGTAGGGAGGTATCTGAGCAGATGATTGATGAAGATTGGAAACGTAGGCTTGAGAAGTTGAATGTTAAGTAGTTTCTAATATCCAAAATTAGGGTGGGTATACAACTCAAATTAAGTTGTATACCCACCCTGTATTTATATTATTTTATTGAGCTAAATACTCGATCACAGCCTCAATAATAGTTGGTGACATGAGCGAAACATTAGGGTGCTTCCAGCCAGTAACAATAATCCCTTCTCTTGCCTGCTGCGTCGTGAAACCACAAAATTTTAGAGCATCAGGCAGGCTACTAAACCTATCAAAACATGCCATATCGTTTTCTGTAACGAAAAGCTGCCCCTCGTAGTTGAGAGTTTTCAGCTCATTCAAAATCAGTGGCGCATCATCACTATTAATAACATGAGGTTCCCCCAAGTTTTTATCTCCTATCTCGCGCATGTTTACTATATTGTGCTTTTTTATACTCTGAATATAAGTTTATGGCATCCCAAGCTTCGTTTAACTCATGTTCAGCTTCGATAAGCCGCATTGGCACTATATCCCAATCACTGTTGATTGGTTCAGTTGAACGATAGGTTTTCTCCCCAATCAAAGTGATCATGTATTTGTTATCCTCATATAAGGCAACGTACTGGGTGATCCTGTTATGCCAGATGAGTTCAGGTTCACCAGAGAACACGGCATGGGGTCCCTGTGTGTCTATCTCAACATATAGCCCGCCATGACCTGTTGAATATGATGCTAGGGTTTGTATGAGATTGTGTGGGTTATACTCTTTCCAGCTTATGCTCGTGGTTGGGTAGTCGTTGTTGTTGTAGTCTAGCTTCCTTCCGTAACCTGTGACTTGGGTGCCCTGTCCTGGGTGTGTGGTTACCCAAAAGTTAATTGATTCTAGGGCGGTAGCTAATGTGGTGTAGTCTACTGTTAGTTCTTTATCAAATATTTGTTGATCGTTATGGATTAGTTCTAGGATTTCTTGGGAATATTGTTCTGGTATATACAGTCCGTTATCGATTGATACTGCTATGGCTTCGTCTGACATGACGTTTTCCTTAAGTTGAGTTAAATGGTTTTGTTGCGTACATGTATATAATATGTGCCTTAATGTTTGGGTACAAAAAAGTGGCAGAAATATTACAAAGAAAATATTTCTGCCACTAGAAAAGAAACAACTGAATCTTACCGCACGTACTCACTCTCAAAATAGTTACGGTGAGCCTCAGCAACCTCAACAGGCATCTCAATAGCCCCATTAAGATAACGATCCAAAGAATACTGCATCATAATATCCTCAGTGGAAGCCACATGCGGAGGAACCTCCTCAATGATCACACGCTCACTCTCTGGGTCAAGAGCACACGTGAGATTAATATACTTTTCCACTAAATCTAGACTGAACTCTAACGGTTCAGGGTGAGCCCAAACCTCATAATAATCCTTGCCTTCAGGTAGATAATCTTCATTCCCTACAGGCGGGTACACCCGTATAAGCTTCACATCAGGGTCATTATGAATCGTATCTGTGGCACCATTCTGGTTGCTTTCCCCAAACCACATATAACCGTACGGGGCGTAACTATCGTTGTGTACAGGTGCCACAGGTTCAAGTTCAGGTGTCAGTACTTTATCGTGCTCATCGTCCACCCAAAGCTCGGAGGGGGCACAATAAGACATCCTACCATCTGCTTCCACAGAGAAGCTATTACGCCCGTCAGAAGCCCAGTCAGTGATTTCTGGTAGTGTGCCAATAATCTCTACCTGGTTCACCCAGTTACCAGTATTGGGGTCATGTTTCTGGATTCGCACCCTATAGTTACGTTCAGGCTGCTCCGGTACTTCAAGAATGTTCTCACCAGAAGTATCAAAAAGCATGTAAACCTCTGGTGCCCAAGGATCAGACATCCTATACGAGTACACTGATAACCCTTCGCCATACACACTGGCTGGAATATTGTACAGATTCATGTTCATGAAACTAAAATCGTCTGATTCCTCAAGCTCAATAACACTAGTAGGATGCCCAGTATTGCTGTTAGTCAGGTAAGGTTTTTTATCTTCTGCACCACGTGCGAAGAAACGGTACTCTTGATCTTCTAACCCTTGGATAGGTTGGTTGATGATATATGTTTGGTTCATGACATCTATCATATCGTTTTAATATTGTGACGTAAACCTGTGTTACAGCCTTATCTGATGATATATTGGTTCTTGGTATGTAAGAGAATATTACAAGAAGGAAGGTGGGGGCTAATGCTTTTGCTAGTATCCCTTAAAGGAAGTAAATATAAAGTAGCAGCTTTCACGAAGAACATGACAACTCTAGAAGGGTTGCAAACTTTGCGTAACCTGTACGATCATATGATGGTGCTGCAGAATGAAGAACAGTATGTGTATAACATCCCAGACACAATTGTGAAAGCTGTCTGGGGCTATATCGACTGTTACGAAGGCACAACTAAGGATTGGGAAGTTTCCTATGACAACACTATTGCATGGGAAATGATGAATAGAAACAGTGCTATTGCCAACCCTGGGCAGGTTTGTTCCATTAGGCTCAAGCTAGATCGAGACAACCAAATTTCTCAAGAAGATACTATTTTCTCAGCAGATATGCTTTTTCAAGAAGATTTTCATTTCAATGGTCCTGTGATGGATGAAGATGGTTATGTATGGGAACCAGAGATTTTGGATGGTGTGATCGTAGATGATATTGAAGAGTTAACCTATGATGAGCTTAAAAACCTGCAGAATAAGGTTTATTACCAGTCAGACCCAGTTATGTGGGTTTACGATAATGGTGGCGGAACCTATAAATCAACCCGACCATAAAAAATACGCGCGCCACGCAATAGGGAGAACAGGGAATATGAGTAACTTATCAGTCAGAATCCACCTAGACGGGGAATACATCAGCAACATCATGTACCATAATGCTGACATGACACTATATGCTTTAAAAGAACTCGTTGAACTACTAAGCGAAGTTGAGTGGGATGCGGTGAGCGCCACAGAGAACCCAAAATGGGGGTTAGCTGAGTCGGTGAACCATAAGATCCTGCTGCATCTGGATAAGAACTCAGAAGATGTGGAAGAAGGAGCCCTATACGCTACTGGTGGTGTACAGGGGCGTGAGAACCGTGAACTTATTGATAAACTGTACCCAGATTATGCTGATAAAAGTGAGATGGATAGAGAGAACCATCTTGTATCCCCCAACTTCGGTATCCTCAGCATTGAAAAATCATGGATAGAGTACACAGACGCAGTTAGTATCCGCTCAGTGAGTATCATGCTCCGAAGTAGCACTGATGGGAAAACTCTCGATTGGGAGGCAACAACGGTTGATGCTACTGGGGTGTTTGAAGAGTTCACCCAAGCCGACCGGCAACTCTATGAAGATCTAGGGGATAAGCCTCCTAGCGAAATCCTAGAAGGCTGGGTGCATGGGCAGCTAAACGCCCTAACAGCAGAAGATACCAAACGCTTAATGAAGGACGTTCAGAATCAGCCATATAATACGATGCTGATCCGTGGTGCAGATGGTAGAGTTTTTGAGTCAGAGAAAGATAGGTAACAATCATCTTGGGATGCATCTAATTCTGTTGTTATAAAAAAAACAAAAATTAGCCCTACCTGTTTTCCAGCAGGTAGGGCTAACTCCTAAGGATAGAGCTAAAGCTGATGTAAAGCTCCTCTATATAGATAACATGTGCAGAATATTGTTTATTTAAGGTCAATCCTATAAGCCTATACCTAGCATATGGGTTGCCCCACGACTATATAGAACATATTCTGCTTTTGACCTGAAAGGAGGTAAGTTACGAAGAACATAAAATGTTCTTATAAATACCCGTCAGGGCTAGGATGCTCCGACGTATATGAGAAAGAATCTCAATAGAACCATGTCGTTGGTGAAGTATGTAGTGAAAAAATTCCAAAAAAGCCACAAACTTCACCACCTCAACAATCACCATCATGATTGAAAAGGATGGTATATAGAGTATAGCACATACGTTACCAAGAAACAAAACTAGAGAACAACCAGAAAAATCGGGTTACCCAGTTATATGTTCCCCTTACCCCGCCCCCTCAAGAACAGCACCATACTCCTGGACACAATAACGGCAAAAATTCAGGATTTCCTTATAATTGTTAGTTTTCAAAATCCTTACCGGATACCTATCAACCTAGTGCCTGTTAGGTGAAACATACTGTATCACCCGTACACCACAGGTCATATCGTTAGGATCATAGAAATCTTTCACAGAAATCGACCTATTAACTTTTAAGGTAGATTCTTCATCCCAGATAAGCTCATTAGTAATTTAGTTCATTGAAAAGCTGTTTGACTCATCAATAACAACATTAAAATACGGGTCCCTCATGCCTTGCGTCGCTTTCCGTGCGCATGCGACGTAGAAGTTACGGATTTCTTGCATTGACCCGTTCTTACATATTGTGGCTGGGGTATCCTCGTCAGAATCCCCACTAATGGGTATTTCCTGCATCGTCATTACGGAGGAGCCTGCACCCGCGCCGTGCTCTGCGATGAACTCTTTCACCTCCACGGTATCGTTAATTTTCATAGATTCGCCGTAGCGCACGAGCTCAGCTGGGTACCCCACTAGGTAAAGGGTGTCATCGTTATAGTCGCTCATGACCATGAGACCGCCTTTGGTGGCGTGAGCGTGGAATGTTTCAATGATTTCTCTTGGGAATATTTCGTGGACTTCTAGTCCTGCGGCAGGGTACCCAGTGTGCGGGTTGCCGTTGGTTCCCCACCCAGTGAGTGTCACCCCGTGGGTTGGCTCTTTCTGTTGGATGTAGAAGTTGTGTCCACGTAGTGTTTCCATTGCTTCTACTGGGTTTCGGGGGTTTAGGTTCAGGGGGTTGTCTTCGTAGATGCTATTAATGTCTTCTATGAGAGCCGGCAGGTTTTTAGCGGGCACGAACAGCCCGCCGTCTACGGGTACTGCATGGAGGTACCATCCCATGCTGGTTTCTCCTTTTTCTTGTTGCTTGGGGTTTGGTTACTGTTTTTATGATACCCCCCCATGCAGGTTGGTGGTTTTTTAGGGTGGTTGTTTGGCGGGTATGATTATGGAAATGTAAATAATTCCTTGTAGAGACAAAAACGGGAAGGGAAAACCCGCATGTCACGGCTAGTACTAGCATCCAGTTTTATGGGTAAAACCTACACTAACAACAACTATGAGAACGTGTACGATTTCGATCAGCATACGTTGTCTTATAAGTATTATCGTGAAGAATACCCGCATCTTACTGATGAACAGTTCAAAGGCTTTCCTGGTAGAAAAATCAGGGAAGGCTGGTTTGAGAAATATATGGACGATTTCTGTGATGTGATTGACGCTGATTATTATGATGTGGTGATTGGCTGGTTATGTAAAGATGTTGCTAATGAACTGTTACGCAGGGGCTATCTTCCTGAGCTCGTGGTGTTTGATAACGAGATTGACCCATATGTTTTTCTGGAACGTGGTTTGCGTAGAGGTAACGAGTACACGAGTGTTGATCCTGTAGAAGCTTTGATACAGAAGAACTATATGAGGTTCGTTAACGACTATTATGCAGAGCTATGTAAGGTATGGGTTGCTCATTATCCTGTGTATTTGACCGAGTTTTTGGTTTCCACTGGTTCAGAGCTTTATCAGTGTGGGCAGGCTGATTATAGTGTTCGTAATGTTACTGGCTCCCTAGAACTACTCCAACCCAGTAGTATTCACGTATTTTCTTAATATTCATAATAATATTTGAAATAGTTACGTAAATATGGTTACATGAATACCAGAAAACACGAACACAACCATCATGCAAACATTGAAAGGGAACACCATGTCAACCAAAGTAACCTCCTGCCCCTCCTATATTGCGCTAAAAGAAGTATGGGAAAAAGCTAAAGGCTGGAAAGCGCAATCACTCATTGGTGGTATCACCCGTGTACGCCCCGACAGTGGCGACAATATTTATCAGCTTCCCCGAGTATATAAAGAACCAGTATTCCGTAGTAAGGAAGAATACGAAGCGGCGCTCAGTGACATGTGCATGATCGCACGTTTCAACCCTAAAGGGTTCCCAACTGTTGATGACGTGTACAAAGCAAACGAAACTATTTGTACTTGCGGGGAACACCACCGAATCTACCTGCCCGAAGACCCAATGCTCTTCAACTATGAGATTGAAAGCGAAATCGCTGAACATGGTGCAGTATATGCTGGTGATGTGCTGATTCGCCTGCACCCGAAGGGTGAACCGCCGCCCCAGGAGCAAGATAAGTGGAATGATGCTCTTGAAGATTTCCGTAACGCCCTTATTAAAGCATTCGATAATCTTCCTGTAGAAACTAACTCTTCATTCCCTAAAATGAGTGCGGCCGCTAAACTCTTGTACACGGTGAAACACCTGAATGTTGATACGCCCATTGTTTCGGCACCAAAATACCAGACTTTGCCTTTACCTATGCAGGGTTTAGGTTTGGATGATGACATTATTATTCTGGATGTTAGCAACTATTCGTTGTCTCCGTTAGTTTCTTGGCATCCTACCGCATACCAGATCAGTGGCACTATTCTGCCTGATGGTACTGTTGAGGGTGTGTTGTCTCAGGGTGATGTTTCTATTCCTTTTACTTTGCCGAAGGGTTGCCAGAAGACTTTACTGAAAATGTGGGATGCGGTTAAACCTGCAGGCAGGGAATAGAGAAGGGAATAAACATGATTGACTTTGTTTTGTTTGTTTCACCAGAGAACCATGTGTCAGACCCAAAAATGGGTGACTATTTATCCTGCTTTTTCAAGAATGGTAAGCTGATGTTATCCCCAATAGCACCGAACCGTGTTTTGTGGAATGTTGGAGGCTTACCACCTGCTGATTCTGTTATAGCTTATGGTTTGAATGATGCAGCTGCACGAGTATTTGAGACGGTACTAACCCTGCCAGAATCTATATATGGAGATATGGTACGGTTCTTCGTTGAGTATACGGATTCCGAATGGGGCCCTAACTCTGATGGGGAGCTTGATCGTGTGGATGGTGTATTGTTTGCTTTATCCAGATATGCAAGCACATTAACAACCGATAAGATTCGTGAAGTGCAGCATATGTTAGGTTCCATTCTTGCGCTCAAACATATTATTGGGCAGGATCCTTACACTGGGGAAACGAGTGAAACCGTTGTTGAAAAGCCTCATTTTCTTATAGAAAGGATCTGTGAGGGGAGCAAGTCTTGTGATACTGTTCTGAAAGATGTATTCATCAATTCTTTGATAGAGAATGTATGTGCTACTATCCCTGAATCTGAGCTAGAACAGGTTATCGTTCACGTCGATACTGTTTGGGTTCATGGAACACCCTGCTTCGAGGTTATCCTAAATACTGGTAAAACCGTTTTAGTTGACTCGTTCGCACGTTTAGAAGAGTATCTGAACTGCAGTCCGGTTGATGCAGATCATGATAGCTCATTTATTGATGAGCTAGAAAGTAATGCTACTGGGTGGGATAAGACAACGATTCTTGTTGATGGTCTTACCCAGTACGCAAAAAACTTATAACCCACAAACTGGTTTCTGATGCAGAAAGTCCCCCTTGAGTTAGGCGCTTAACCTAATCTAGGGGGACTATCCACATAAAATTTTCCAGGTTCAGAACAAGTCCAGTATTATTACTTCTTCTTATTTTTAGGTAGAGGGGTTATGGTGGGCTCAATGGTAGCCATAAACCATTAACCCCAATCATATAGTTGGTTGCCTGATGGTAAGCCCTTATATGATCTTTTCTACCTATTAGAGACTATATCATATTTACTGATTACTGTGCATCCTCTAGAACTAATAGCAAACCACTCATACCCATCAATGATCTTGAAACAACACACCCAATATGGGATAGTTAGAAACATGACAACAAAGAATCTAATACAAAAAGCTTTAGAACAGATTATCCCAAGTGAAATAATCCGAAACTGGTTCCTAGAAGAAGCAATATATCATAAGGATCCATTGGGTTATGGTGTGCCGTTAGATAATGATGGTACAGTCATGAAGTTCACCCCCATGACAGATAGTAACCTTGGGTTTATTAGACATAGGCTCCAAGGTGTAGAAATAACCGTAGAGAACGGTATCGAAGCTATAGCATACACTCAGGTCAGTGTTGAAGATCTTGAATGTATCACACGTTTATTGTATTTGAGGGTGATTGAAGAAACCGCACCGAAGGCACAAAATGTTGATGGGGTAAAACAAACATCATTGTGGGCAGTATTTGAGCACCCTGAACAGTATGTGAACTGGGTTATGGGTTGGGGAGAACCGACTACTGAGCTTATACAGCTTTTTATACATGCTTCACAGGGGCTAAATATTTGCCTTGCCCACAACTCCTACCAAATCCCTATGATACCTGATGATGGGTTCAGTCTTTGGGTTGCTGTGTGCACGAACGCAGCTACTCCTGGTTTCCGTGTCTTCTTTGATTTTGAGGATGACAGTTTTTTCTCGTTTAATGATCTTACGTATGAGGGCAATAAACCCGCATTTCTTGCCTCCCTGCTTGCCCAATGTGACCATGAGATTATTACTGCAGAAACCTATGGGCGGTTAAGTGCACTGTCTGGCTCTAGCTCTAAACAGACACTAGGGTATAGGGATCGGCATGAGATAGTGCTCCTTATACAGCACCGTTACATAGAAGAAGGTCTTATTGGGGCGCTACGTAACCTAGTGTTTGACCCAGACCATATGTTTGATTATTCTGCGGCTTGTGTTGCCCTGCAGGCTTTGCATGATAATGTTCGTACTTGGATGAATGCCCATAGTAAGCATGCTAATAAAGAAAGGTATCTTGGGCAGGAAGAAGGCATACAAGAGTACCTTACAACATTATTCTCTGGGTTGGATAATGAGGAACACCTGATAAACGTTGCTTACTGTTTAGCGCCTTTACTAGCAGAAACAATAAACCCTGCTCTAGTGTCCTCGAAACAGTTACTTGAGGCGACACCAGAGGAAACAGTCAATAGTATCCGTAAAGCTAAAAGTGTCCATTCTACTGTGGGTAGGGCAGTGAGGTATTTGCTGAGGGTGCGCCCTATCAGCTAGAATAATATTGTTATAAACCAATAATAGTAAGTAAATATTGTTTACTGTTGGATATTAGGAAGGGTGCTGAATATGGCTCTATATATGACTTCAGCTACAGCAGGTTTCTTGTTTACTTGGGGAATCGTATCTGCTTGGGAGTGGGTACGTGATAAAAGTAAAAGCGGGAAAATCAAGACAAAATAGATAAAGTTATTGTACTAATATGACACTGTATAAGGAGGAACAATGAGTATAGGAATCAGCCTACTCATCATCGCTGGAATGTTCATCTTTCTTCTAGCGATCTGGGGATTCATTAAAAACGCAGAACTGAACAGTTCCATTGCCCATATTGTTGGTAACCCAGAAGAGGTTAAAGTCAACAATAAGGTGAAAGAACCGAGACAGTAGGAATGGTATAAGATTATGTGCACACATATCGCCGCTACTATTAATATTGAGGTTGCCCGAGGTTTTGATAGGGGACTTCTTGTTGGTGCTATAGAGGACTTCCTGTCTACTGATTTTTATGGCTCAGATAATACTGGTTTCATCTGTTTTAATGTTGAACCAAGTGTCAAAGACCCACAAGATTTCAGTATAAAACTAGTACTTGATGAGCATCTATTCAAACCAGCAAACGAACTCGTAGATAGGTTCATTGAGGATCTAAAAAACCATATCCTCAACACCCTACCAGAAGGTTACGCAGAGATAGCTGGAACACAGCTTGTTCTCACAGGGCATCTAACATCTTGTATGTAAAGACTATTTTTAGTAAGGCAATAAGAAGGTAATCTTTAGCCTAGAAGCAGGAGAAATCTCAAGCCAGAGAGAAAATAATGACTAAAACCACAAACATCAACACTATCCCCATAAGCAAAGAAACTACTCTAATAAACATGGAAATGCTGCCTGATGAAACAGCCCGCCAAGGCGGACTGCAAATTGATGATGTTCTAGACCACATGTTCAACAGTAGCAACACCCAGCCTGTTGTAGTGGATATCTATGACGGTAACGACACTCCGAGTAGCGCCTACTCACTAGCTCGTATCCGCATACCAGGTGTGCCAAGGAAATACTTGGCTACACAAATCAGATACTTTGACGAGATAGGAGTGCTTACCCCAACTCAGGGGAGGATTATCCTTGACCCCAACGATGAAGTGCTGAAAAAGGATATGATAGTTTGTAAAGATTCATTTGGGCGAGAAGACTGGTATATATTTTTATGTTTACGGTTGCCATATGTATCCGTGAACTAAAAGAAACACCTAATATCATTCCCAGCGGAAAGGATGAAAGTAATGTCAGTCTCAAAGCACGTGAACTATATCCCCATCACGAACCATAAGAGCTGCACCCATGATGATCTGCGTGTCACCATCTACCCCAATGAGTACGGGTTTGAGGGTGGGCGGCAGCTCATCAGTGACCCAGAAACCCGGATCATGCCGTTCACTGAAGCTGCGCAACGACTCGCGCACGGGCATGAGAAAGCCACCATTGAGCTGGTACGGGACAGTAAAATCGTTATGTATGGGTTAGTGAGGTTCAGTAGCGACCCCAATAGGGCGACCCCTGTGTACTTCGTTTACCCGTGGTATATGGAGGATGAAACACCAGATAGATTCACTCTGGAACTAGTGCCTAGCCCCTGTGAGTCGCATCATATAGGTATGGCAGTGGATACAGAGGGTTTGGTGACTTTACGTATTCCACGGGTTGTCGTGTCAGTTGCTTAACCAAAAGAATAAAAACAAAGGTAGTAAAGAGAAGAAGACCAATGAATGATACCTACGTAAACCAGTTCCCCACCCTAGCCCCATCATATGTGCTGCTCACACTGAGCCCTAATGTTGATGAGTACGAATACCTGCAACGAACGGGGAAGCCGATAATCACTTTCGAAGAGGTGAAACAGAGGCTCCTAGAGAATGGTGAACCGACCCACATCTCAATCTCATGCAGTGAAACCAGTTATGATATCCTGTTCGGTGAACTGAGGTTCAACCCCAACACCGACGAATACTGCCCAGTCACGATCACCTTTTCAAGGAACAAATACATTGAGTCCCCACAGTATTTCGATCTCATGATAGACCCCAAGAATCAGAAGGAAAACGAGGGTATCAGTATTCATGAGGAGCCACTAACGAAGGATCTTATGCTGTATATTCCGCTAACATTCAACTAATACCTAGAGGATATGGAAAACATGAATAGCTTTATCGCATATATTGATTTTGAAGTATCGGAAGATTTTGATAGATCCTATTTTAAGTCTGCTGTGCGTAAGCTTATATACGGTTCTATGTTTTCAACGCCTGTAGCAGATTTTAGTAGATTGAGTCTGCAGTTCCTTATTGAATGTGATGATGTTGAGCAAGCGAGATATGAGCTAAAGGTTCTTATAGATAAGATTAATCTAGAGATACTTGCGAATATGCCTAGTGGTTCAGGTAAAATTGTTGAATACGTTTTGATCCAGTAGGAAAGTTTAGGGACTTGTTAGCATAGCTAGTTAACAGAAACTTGTTAATAGGTAAACCCATGAATTGGCAAGATTAGGGAGAAAGCTAGCATGCAAACAGAGAATAGTGTCCCCGTCCATCTCGAATATGAACGAATAACCTTACATATAGAGCCAGATAATGAAGATCGTGGTAACGGCATAACATTCGGGCAGTTTATCAACAGGCTATGTAGCGCTTCTGGTAACCGTAAAATAATCCTGGATCTTTGTAGATACACCCAGAGCCTTGTAAAAGGTGAAATAAGGTTCAATGAAGGGACTAAGAAACACCTGAAAGTATGGGTTCAATATGGCGGGCGTACGGAAGGCGTGACTATCCCAGACCGGTACACTCTGGTACTTGATCCAAATAAACTAGATGACAGTAATATATTGTTCTACGACAAGAAAACAATTACTATTTTACTGCCGTATAGTATCGTATAATTACTCGCGTTGTTGAAACTATATTACTGTAACTTACAGATCTACATATGATGTTTCGTTGATCTGATAAAGAGAATGTATAACGTTAACTGATTTTGATATTTATCAACAATCCTATCCTCAGCAAGAATATTCAAAACACTATTCACAACTGCATGTGAATCTGTGGTGATAACTATTTCTGCTGACTGCTCACGATGGTTTACAATGATTTCGATGTTATCAATGTCTTTACCTAAACCCGCCGTGTAGGTGACTTTTTGAAGGTAATCTTCCAGTTCTTTAGCAACATTATAGTCTTCGTTTAGCTGTTTCACGATCTTTCCTCCCCAGTAGCATGTTGATGGTTTGCAGGTAAGCCTATCTTAGAATATCACAGAGCCATATGTTCAGTATAATTAATAGAAAAATGAATCTACTAGGAACTAGGTATGAAACCTAAAAACAGCAGCTTGAATAATGCTTTCACGTCTCGAAAAGATGAGTTTTATACAGAGTACGAAGATATAGTAAAAGAGATAGGATATTACAAAGATTGGCTTAGAGGTAAGAAAGTTTTGTGCAATTGTGGTGACTCTACCCAATCCAATTTTTTCAAATATTTTATTCTTAACTTCGAAGAACTAGGGCTTACTTCTCTTATTTCCACTTCATATGCTGGTTCTTTCATTGAAGAACAACTGAATCAAGCAGACGTATTACCCAAAGCCTATAAAGCTATAGTAACTAATGTCCCTAATACTAAACCAAACCTCACAGACGGCTCCCTAGATATAAAACGCATATTCGCAACCGAAGGTAACATTTTAGAGCCTCTGAATGGTGATGGGGATTTCCGTTCCCCTGAGTGTGAAGAACTGCTCAGAGATGCAGATATAGTAGTGACAAACCCGCCATTTAGCCTTTTTCGGGAGTATGTAAGCCAACTATACCGCCACAACAAGGATTTTATTGTCTTAGGTAATATGAATGCTGCAACGACCAAAGAGATTTTTCCGCTGTTCTGCGATAATAAAATCTGGTATGGAAAATCTATCCGTTCAGGTGACAGGAAGTTCTATGTTCCTAATAATTATCCTCTCAATGCGACTGGTTGTGGTGTAGATGAACAAGGAAGACGTTTTATTCGTGTCAAAGGAGTCCGATGGTTCACAAATGTTGAGAGCGGTATGATACATGAACTGCTGCCCCTTACTCAAGAGTATGACCCAGCGGTAAATCCTGTTTATGATAACTATAATGCTATCGAAGTTGGGCGAACGGCTAATATCCCCATTAACTATGATGGACTCATGGGTGTTCCCATAACTTTCCTAGATAAGTACAGTCCTGACCAGTTCGAGATTCTAATGCTCGCCAACGGCAACGCACGAACCAGCGCTGATCCTCAACTCCTGCAGAAGGTAGGGTACTGTAGGCACCCAGAAGATCGTGGCGGGATACCTATAATAGGTGACAGGAAAATGTATGCGCGCATACTAATCCGAAAGAAATAGGCGTAGGGATAAGGTAAGAACATAATGGCTGGTTACCGTCACGATTACAGTATGAGCAATAACGCCCATGCAGCGTATGAATAATATTCGCCCATACAGCAGGTGGGGCAAGAAAGATATTCTAGATGCCCTACCCGCTGAGGTTATCGAGAAATACGGGCTGCAAGGCTACCCGCTCTGGTTCCTGAAAGAGACCCTGCTGCAGCTTGAGTCGTGGCATCACACGGGTAAAATGTATAACCGCACCAATTTTTGGGAGGTTGTTGCTCCTGAATGCTCGGTTAACGAGTTTAATAGACTGTATGGTGCATGCTTGTTACGTCAAGAAAAAGAAGCTGAAAAACAAGCAGCACATGATCTTCGTAAAGTGAAAGTGAAATACCTACAATAGGGTAAACGAGGCGGCACACCAACAGAGCACACAGAATACGGTGTGATAGGGTTAAACGGCGTATCGAAATGTTGCGAAGAACATTCAAATGTTGCACGTTTAATTCATGACAGATGACTCTGTTATAGGCATCCTACGATACCTCTAGCCCATCGCTAAACGCTTAGGGTTACATATATAGTTGAACCAGTTTCTCGTTAGGTTCTTTACCAATTCCCTTGACTACAAGGGGGTAAATTAATGGGTTATCAACGTTAAAAGACAAATGATTATTCATTAGCCCTTTTCGTAGAATGTTATATGACCCATTAACGTCAGCGTTTATTAATTGCCCGTTGCCTGATTGGTAGAGTCCTCGCTTAATTCTGTGCCCTGAAAACTTCGGGCTTCCCACCTCACCGTAAACAGGTATGTCATCGTTATCTAAGAAACTAGCCTTAGATGTGTAAGATTCTTCCTGGGCGACAACAGTAATTCCGCGCAACTGGCATTTATAACGCAGCTGTTCAATGAAAGTTTCATAGGGTAGATAGGCGAAACGCTGTTTAACAGCCTTACCAAAAGGCAAATTCTGCTTCCAGTTAATATTCTTTCCAATGAAGACTTTTTCAATCTGCATCTCGTCGAATAGGGCGGTCAAGAACGCCGTAATTTGGTGGATTTTCGTTTGGAGAGTCCACGAACGGCGTGACCAAAGACGGTGGATGGATTTACTTGTCTTCTGGGCCCT